AAGTTAATATGAAGGCGCGCGGTACAACTAAGGCATATTTATTAGGCACTACAACTGCGCCAACGTCTAGCAATCAGGCGGTTGAATCTGTAGCTGAAACTGGTGTATATTTTGACACTACTGCAGCGAAATTAGTAGCAACTACATTTAGTGGTGCCTTAACTGGTAATGCCTCTAGTGCAACCGAGTTTAGTTCTAATGCTACTGTAACACTTACTGGTGATACTACAGGTACAAGCGCAGGAAGTAAAAAATCGTGGAGTGTTGCTACCACTACTAAATATATAACTTCATTAGGTCGAGCAGCTAATGCTGATTATTTAACACCAAGTTATTTATCTAAAGTTCATTTTACTTTAGCTAGTAGTTCAATGACGACACATAAACCTCCCGCTGGTGATGGATATATTACTACTTATCATTGGGATAATGGTGGTTGGGCTGCCCAATTTTACTTAAGACACAATAAAGATGACCCATCTCCAATGGTTAGGGGAGCAACTAATAATAGTGATAATACCTCAGAATGGGGTGAATGGAAACGTATTTTAACTGAAGTTAACTATACAGATTATACAGTTACAAAAACTGGCAGTGGAGCGAGTGGCACTTGGGGCATTAATATCAGTGGTAGTGCAGGAAGTGTAGCTTGGTCCGGTATTTCTAGTAATCCAATTACTTTCAATAGTACAGCCTATGGTACTACAGGATGGTCTCAACTCGGAGGCAGAACTAATCCTTTAAACTCCATTAGAGTATGGAAACCAACTGATACAGTTGCTTGGGGTACAATTGCACATTCTGCAGTTATAGCTTTTGGCTGTGGTGACACTAAGGGTATGATAGATTGTGCGTATAGTGCTCCTGTAGTTAGTATAGCAGGTGGTAATACGGGTGGTTCTACAGATGCTGCTCCAAAATGGTATTTTAAATTTGCCGCAACTTCAGGAGCAACTTATACATTACCAACAGCTTCTAAAACATTGGCTGCAACAGATGGTACTGGAGCATCTGGAACTTGGGGAATTTCAATTAGTGGTACCGCGGCGAAAGCTACGGCAGATAAAAATGGAAATGATATTACCACTAAATATGTAACAATTGATACAAATCAAACAATAACTGCTTCACAAAAAACTTTCAATGGAGCTATTCGTTGGGGTACAGCTTCAAAATATGGAGCAGCGCATTATGATTCAACACTAGAAGCTATTGTATTTAGTTTTGCATAGATATATAAATAAAGAGTCGATTTATCGGCTCTTTTTATTTAGTAAAGACCTATATATAAAATTTGACTTATATATAGGTTTATGATATAATTAAATTAAGTGAAATATGTACACTGCGCGGGCCCCGCATACGTCGAAACACATGAGGTATGCGGTCGCCGCGAGTGTACGGATTGAAATATAGGAGGGATTGTTCGATGAGCCTTAGAGTTTGGCTTCCCTTAACAAAAGATTTAAGAAATCAAGGATTAGCTTCGGTGACTTCTTCTGGAACGCCTGTGTTTAAAAATAGCGGAGGGAAGTTAGGAGCCAAGTGTTTAGATTTAAATACAAGAGTTAATTTTAATTGTAGCGCTTTGGCTAATTTAGAGAATTTTTCAATTGCATTCTGGGCGAAAGTTAATTCAGATACTACTCAAAGCACTAACTGGGTTGATGTAATTGGATTTACTGATGTTAATCGTAATAGTGGTAATACTGGACAATTACGTTGGGAAACTTGCTATGCTTCTGGATATGAAAGTAGAGGTATTAGTAGTCATAATAATGCTAATGATTCAATTGGTACTGGTTTTGGCGCAATGATTGGAGCTAATAAGAATACGTGGTATCATATTGCTCTTGTTGTTGATTATACGAATGGAACGATTAAACAATATTGTGATGGTATTGTTGTTAGTACTCCTACTCCGACTGGCGGTCATCTCAATGGAGCATTTTGGTTAGGTGAGAGTGGAAAGATTAATGGAGAAATTCAAGACGTCAGAATCTACGACCATTGTCTTTCTCCAATGGAAGTTAAAGAACTTGCAAAAGGACTTGTATTACACTATCCTTTGAATAGACAAGGTTGGGGGCAAGAAAATTTAATTACAGGATATGACACTTCTTTTTCAAGCTATCCTGATGGTGCAGTAACATTATTTAGTAATCAAATGAATGGAGGCGCGCAAGAGATAGTATCAAATATTGGAGGAGCTACCAAATGTTTACACTTACATAGTAATGGTGGTAATAATCGACAGTATGGTATGCTGAGTGCTACTTCTGGAAAAAGTTATGTAATATCTTGTGATTATTATTCTACTTCTTCTCAAGCAGTTCCTTTTCGAGGAGAATTAAATGGTGGAAATTATAGTTGGGCAGGTTCTAATGCTGCTGCTTATACAACACCAAATAAATGGGTTAGGTTGTTTTTTAGTTATCTTAATTTAACTTCTGATGCTACCATATATTATTTTATGCAATGTTCACAAAATACAGATTGTTATATTAAGAATCTTAAAATAGAAGAAGGTTCTATTGCAACCCCATGGTGTCCAAATTCATCTGATGCGTTAGCCACAACAATGGGTCTTAATTCTACAATTGAATATGATACGTCTGGTTATTGCAACAATGGTGTAAAAAATAATTTACCGACATATTCTTCTGATACTGCTAAATATACAGTATCTACTCATGTAAATGGAGTTAATCAAACAATTCAATTACCAAATTTATTAACTTTAATTCCAGATAGTATATTTACTTTTAATATTTGGTTTAAACGATTAGCATCTGAACCAAGCTCTAAAGCGTGGGAGACTATTCTAGGCGGACCTAGCGGTTTTGAAATCGAAACCTGCTCGGCTAATAATGTGCATGATAATAAAATTAAAGCATATAGTTGGGGTGGCGGTATGTTTGAATTTGAATTAGATAAATGGAATATGTTAACTATGGTATCAAATGGAACAAATGCGTTATTTTATCTAAATGGAGAATTAAAACTTACTGGTACATATAAAACTTTAGTCAGTGGAAATTATTTTTTAGGAAGTTGGAGAGATACATCTACTCAAAATTATAAGGGGTATTTATCTGATGCTCGTATCTATGCAACCGCCCTATCTGCCGATGACGTTAAAAGCTTATACCAGAATAGCGCATATATTGATTCATCCGGTAATGTCTACGGCGCAGTTCATAGCGAGGTATAATGTACATGTTAAACGTACACGGTCTCTCGTGGTTACTCCTGTGGATGGGGCTTCGCCCATCCCACAGTCATAACCACAAGAGACAAATACGTATACGATGGGCGGCTCCGCCTTCGGCTTCGCCGTTGAGCTTCGCTCAATGCGGCTGCACGGATAGTGTGCGTTCAACATCTGCGGCTGGTGTACGAATTTAGCGGACCGGCGCTGAATACATAGGACAAGTAAGGAGAACAGATAAATGTCTCAAGTTCAAATAACAAAACAATCAGAAATCAAAGCAGATGGCGTGGATGTAACTTCAACCTCTAAAATTTATACCCGCGCGCGATCATCATCTGCATTAAATATAGATTATACTTTAGGCTTCGTTGAAATTGGTAATACCGCTCAAATTTCTAAAAGTTCAATTGAAGCCAATCAATTTTATGAAATCTAAAGGAGAAATCAAATGGCACAATACTATGCAATAATCAATTCAAACGACCGTATCCCTCTTTTCTCATGGGATGCAAACGCTTTTCGCGGAACTCCACAACTTCGCCTTGCTACAGACGATCTTGTTAATATTCGCAATATATTTGAAAATTTAAAAACAATTCAAATTGTAGATGAAACAGATGCAGAAGTTGCTTTCTTTACAGAATACGATGGATATACATCAATTTCATATCTTGGTCGAAACTTTTCTTCGCAACTGGAAGGTTTTGCAAATGAACTAGTAGTATTTCTTCAAAAAACTTCTCTTGTGGAACAAGTTAAGCGTCTTGATGAACAAGTAAATAAAGTTATTGACATTGAAGGAATGACTCTCGAAGAATATAAAGAATGGAAAATAAATAAATTTTCTGAAATGGGCGAGCAACTTATCTTCGCAGGCACAGATGTAACTCTTCTTAATGGAGTTATAAAGAATTTTACATATGATCTTGAAGATCAATCCAATTTGCTCAATGCAATTTTCATAATTCAAGCCCTTGGTGACCTTTCGATTTCAATTCCATACCATGGACATGGTGAGCCTTGTGAACTTTATAATGCACGTGATGTGCTTGCAGTTTATTTTACGCTTCAATTTTTTAGCACTCGTATTCAAACTGAAGTTAATATGAAAATTAATTGGGTGCGTTCGTGTGAAACCAAAGAAGAAGCTATGGCAATTAATTTTGAAGATGAACTTCCAGAAGAATGGGCCGCACGTGCTCAAGCAATTATGGGACCAGCCCTTGAACTTGCAGCTCAATTACAGGCACAATATTTTCGAGATGTTGAACCAGTTGTAGATGAAGAAACTACTGAAGAAGGAGAGGGAGAAGAATAATGGAAAATGGAATTGATTATAGAGAAATTGAACAAGAACTTATTGATGCATATGCTGAAACAGATTCAAAAGTAGGTTCTTGGCAAAAGAAAATTCTTCTTTTAATACTTAAAACACTTATTACTTTAGTAAGTGAGAAAGGAAAGGATAATTAAACGTATACGGCGGCCGCACACCAACGGCCGCCTTCTACGGAGGTTTATTAATGAAACAGAAAATAATTCCTTATGGTAGTATTTTTGTCATAAGTGGTTTAATATATACAATGCTTGAACTAATATGGCGAGGACGTACACATTGGACCATGTTTTTGTGCGCCGGCTTGTGCGGATTAGTTATGGCAAATATAAATAATAATCTTCTTGAATTTGATACTGATTTTTTAAAACAAGTAGTAATTTCGGCTTTATGCTGTACTACATTTGAATTTTTATTTGGTATAATGTTTAATGGAGATTTTTCTATATGGGATTACCGTAATACATGGGGGACAATCCACATACTTGGTGATCAAGTAAATATTTTATTTTTTGGAATTTGGATTATAATATCGGTTTTTAGTTTACCATTCCTTGATTGGCTTCAGTGGAAATTGGGATTAGCAGAGAAGCCATATTATAGAATAGGACAGAAATATTTCTATCCTTGGGGGAGAAAGGAGTAATGGCAGTTTTAAAAGATTTAATTGTCCACGGGGCAAGTAGATTTATAAATATTGCACAGTTTAATTCTTTAAGCGCTGATAAGATTAGTGCTGAAGAAGGAATTTTTAATAAACTTATTGCTACGAATTTAAGTGCAACAGAAGCTTCTATTACAGATTTAACGGCAACTAATGCGAAGGTAATGGGTTTATTAGATGTAAAAGGTGAATTACATACTAATAAATGGACTAATTCAAATATTTCTAATATAGGTGGTAGTTTTTATATATCACCAACTGTTAGTACTACTATTACCTCTGGTAATACACCAATGTCAGTTACAATTACCGGAACCGCAAAAGATAGAAGTTTTCAAGTTAGTGGTGGTAATTTTACTACTGATGCGGTAAAAATTTATGAAAATGATACTACTCATTCAGTATATGCCACTGGTACAACTCCAGGTTGGCCTGTAGGCTCACATGTAATGGTAACTGGTAATATACGATTAACTTCTACTGGAGTAGATTATCCACTTGGTACATTAACTGGTTATTTAACAGCCTATTTATCTCAAGGGGGCTTCACCGTAGGTGGAATCAGTTCTCCTGCTTTAGAAACTATTATAACTGAGTTAGGTACTTCTAACCTAAAAAGCTATGATATTTCAATTTCAATGTTTGAAATTGGCCCACGCGGAAGTAATACTTTAAAACCTGTTGGTATTATGATGACATCATATGGAGTTGATAAATCAACTTATATAGATATATATGGTGGAGTAAATACAAAAACAACCGATAGTGCAACTGGTTTTACAATACCAAATGTACGTATAGGTTATCTTGGGGGATTACCAGCATATACTGATTCTAATAATAATTCTCATCAGCCAGTAGGTTGGGGTATTTATACAGATAATGGTTATTTTAAAGGAGTTGTTGTAGCTGATTCTGGATTGGTTGGTAATTTTACAATCGCAGAAGATTTACATAGTGGTACAACTGGTATTGGAATAGATGCAAATGTTTATGTATCACCTGGTACTGAGGCCCCAGAGGGAATAACTATTGCTGGTTCTCCAGAAGAATTAACTTGGGCTTTTGCTGCTGGTCAAAATTTTGGAGTTACTACTACTGGTGCATTATATGCTACTGATGCGAGCATTAGTGGATTAATTAAAGCCACTGATGGCTTACAAGTTTTTGATGGTACGAGTGGACAAGCGCTTGCTGAGATTATAGCAGATGGATTAGATATATATGGTAATATTACTCCATATTATCGAGGTGGAGCTCAAACTGCAGATCACTGGGGAAAAGTAGCTCATTTTGGACAATCTGTACAAATAGGTGGAGATGATGCTGTTCATACCATAATTAATAATGATGCAATTAGTTTTTTAGGAGATGATTTACCATTTGGGCAAATAGATTTTGGAGAAAAAATAAATAATGCCGTTGATATTTTTAAGTGGAATTGGTCAAATTATGCAGTAGATGAGGATTCTTATAATTTTATTATTACTAATTTTAATAATATTCCTATAATAGAAGTACAATTTACTTTTCGAGCTCCAGCGACAGTTGCATTAGTAACACATGGGGACAGTGTATCACTAGAGGTTTTAAAATGGCAAGATTATGTAGAAATTTTTTCCCTTAGTTCTACTAATGTTTCACATACTTTTAGTGCTTCTAAAGATGGAAATGATTTATATAATTTTACGCTTGATGCTGTATCAACAGCAAATGAATCACGTATTAACTGGTCTTTTACCGTAACAGATAATATGTATGGAACATATGAATCTAATAAAACAAATTTTGAAAATTTCCAGACTCAAATAACTTGTACATATGATCAAATAAATTATGGGCCACATTATAATTTTGGTTTAAATGCACAAGCTATTGGTACTTATGCTTTTGCTACAGGAAATAATACCATAGCAAAAAAAGCCTGTCAATTGGCTATAGGTAGATATAATATACCTTCAGATGATGCTTTATTAGTTGTTGGAAATGGAACAGGTAATAATAATCGTTCCAATCTAATGGAAGTTGGAGATAATTCTATTATAATTGGTTCAACTAATGAAAAACATTTATTAATTAATGATGCTGGAGTAAACTTACGTAAAGGAGATAAAACAGTTGCTTCTTTTGGAGACGATATTTGTATTGGCAATGTTAATGATTTCCATGTTCAAGTAACAGATCAACGATTAAGTTTTTATGATGGAGCAAATGAGGTTGCTTATGTTAGTGATGACCAATTATATATAACAAAATCTGTTGTATTACAACAAATGGAAGTTGGTACTCCATTAGTTAATGACCAGTTTGGTAAATGGGGTTGGAAAGTTAGACAAAATGTAAACGGAAAAAATAATTTGCAATTAAAATGGTTAGGATAAATTTATAGGAGAAATATATGGCAACTTTACAATTTTCTTGTTCTGCAAGGGTTACTGAGAGTAGTGGTGGTGGAACTACAAGAGCTGCAACTGCTTCATGTACAGTAACTCTTAATTATAGCACAAGTTATACTAATACTACATATACAATGGCCACTACAACAGTTGTTGTTGGAACAGTAAGTATTAGTGGAACCTCTTCGTTAGGTGGACGGGCTTTAAGTGCATTACGAAGTAAACTTAATACAACTGGAATTAGATGTGGTTATAATGGATCTTCAGTATTTACTTTATCAAGTGTAGCTTTTGATACAACATATACTGTTAGTTATTCAAAACCTATCACTAGAACAACAACCACCCAAACTCCAAGTCTTACTATTTCTGGAGGAGGATATAGTAATAGTGTTACTATAACAATACCAGCAAGAACTAGCTGGAATGTAACATATAATGCAAACGGTGGAACTGGAGCACCCACTACACAAAAAAAATATTATGATTTAGCCTTAACTCTTTCTTCTACTAAACCAACTAGAGAAGGATATACTTTTTTAGGATGGAGTGGTAGTAATAGTGTTAATTATTCTGCTGGAGGTACAATTGCTGCAGGAGTTAATCAAGCCGTAACACTTACTGCGCGATGGCATCAAAATCCTAGCGGAACTTATACAGTTCCAGATTTTACTCCATATTATAATGGTAAAGCAAAATATACAATAAATGTTACTGGAGTGACTATATATGATAGTGCTAATTTATCTAAATTACGTTTAGACTTGGGTTCACAGAATGTTGAATCTACTTCTTCTACAATGCCAACTACTAGTTCTCCAAGAGTATTAGAAATTACTCCTAGTGCTGTGGGAACTTTTACTCCTACATTAACAATAACAGATAGTTTGGGAGGTACTACAACTATAGTTTTACCGAGTATAATAGTAAAGCAATATGTATCTCCATCTATTAATTTAGATATTGAAAGAGTTAATGTAAGCGGAGTGCCTTCAGAAGAAACGGGTTTAGCAACCTATGCTTTAGTAACAGTTACTTGGAATATACCAAGTCAAGACGGTTATCCATTAAATGGAGCACCAAATATAACTTGTTCAGATGGAGTTACTCATTCCGTCACTTGGTACTCAACAAGAAATTCTACTACAAAACAAGTAAGCGGTAATGTTACATGGAGTTCTATTCAAACTGGTGATAGTGTTTATGCATTAATTAGTGGTTGTAATGAAGATTTAGCTTATACTTTTTATATAACTCCACATGATAATAGAAGCAATGGAGCAGAAAAAAGTGTAACTGTACCCCAAATATTTTATACCATGGATTTTCTCGCAGGAGGGCATGGTATTGCTTTTGGTGGGCCATCTCTTCAACAAGGTTTTTATTGTTATATGAATGCTTTATTTAAAGATAAAACTGGAACAATGAGGGCTTTACTTGACTTTTTTTATCCGAAAGGTTCATATTATGAAACTAGTGATGCTTCTTTTGATCCAAACACCATATGGGTTGGAACTTGGGTTTTAGAAAACCCAGGATATGTTCATGTTTCATCTGGTACAGGATATTTAGTTAGTGGTGCAGATGGAGACGATGGTAAAGGTACTAAAGATGGCGGCGAATCAACGCATACCTTAACTACTACAGAAATGCCAAGCCATACTCATACACAAAATGGACACTCACATACTCCAGTATCGCCGGCAACTACTGATGCAATGTTCCCAGCGCTTAGAAATCTGTCCAATAGATCTGGTTTACTCGGAATGGAAAGTGGTACTAATCGCTATGGTTTTGCTACGAATAGTGGTTATGGAGATCTTGGTATATCAAGAACAACTGGTTCTACTACGGCAACTAACCAAAATACTGGTGGTGGAGGAGCTCATAATAATATGCAACCATATATTAATGTATATCGTTGGCATAGAACCGCATAATAAATAAATCAGACCCTTAGGGGTCTTTTTTATTGCAAAAAAATTTCAACTTTTAACTCAAAAAATTATAACCCCTCAACTCAATTCTTACTTAACTAATGAGTAAGGAAGTTCAACTTCTTAACTCAAATCCGTTGATAGGCGCAAGACTTACTAAATTGAGCCTAGGAATAAACTACTTTAAATAACTTTTCTAGGCTCAACCCTACACAGGAGGTTTACTATGTCTTACGTTTATTATAATCCAAACCCACTCGGCTTATCTGTCGGTGATTGCACAATCCGCGCTATATCACGTGCTTTAAATTACACATGGGAACAAACTTACAACGCACTCGCGCGGCAAGGCTTTGAAATGTGCGATATGCCATCAGCAAATAGAGTATGGGGAACTTTTTTAAAACAACAAGGATTTAAGAAGCATCAAATGCCAGATTTATGTCCTGACTGTTATACAGTTAGAGATTTCTGTTATAATAGTCCATATGGCACATTCATTCTCGGAACAGGAGAACATGTAGTATGTGTCATAGATGGAAACTATTATGACTCATGGGATTCTGGTAATGAGATACCGTTATATTATTTTCAAAGGAGTTGATATATATGGCTTATAATAATTATTTTCCGCAAACTTATACGTCTCCGTCCTATGTTTACAGCGGCGGTGCCACTCCTGCACAGACATGGACTACGCCCGCGCCTACGACGTCCCAGCAGATAAATGCAATCAATTGGGTTCAAGGCGAGGCTGGCGCAAAAGCTGTGCCGGTGGCGCCAGGCCAGAAGGCACTACTTATGGACAGTGAAACAAATGTATTCTATGTCAAATCATCAGATGTTTCTGGTATGCCATTACCTCTTCGCATTTTCGAATACAAAGAGGTATCTAAGGTCGCGACCGATGAGGCGAACGCTGGGCCGCAGAATACGTATGTCACACACGAAGAACTTGAACGTATACTCGCGGATTTAAAACCAAAAGAGCAACCTAAAGAGAAAAAGGAGGTAAAGAAAAATGAGTTCATTATTTAACGATTTTAATCAGCCAACTAATAATATGGCTAATCTTCTTTCTCAATTTAATCAGTTTCGTTCTACTTTCTCTGGCAATCCAGAGCAACAAGTAAAACAACTTTTACAATCTGGTCGTATGAGCCAAGAGCAATTTAATCAATTTGCTCAAACGGCAAATCAGTTACGACAATTATTAAAGTAATCTAGTCTTGTGTCTATCTCACTTATATTTAATTTTAAAGGAGGTAGACTAAATGTCACTTACAGATGGTAGTTTAAGTGCAGCAGATATCGCTGCTGTAACAGGAAGTAATGGAGGCTTCGGCAACTGGGGCGGAGACGGCGCTTGGTGGTTAATTATCCTTTTCCTCTTTATCTTTAATGGTAATTGGGGTAACTGGGGTGGTGGCTACGGCAATGGCGGCACTTATAGTGAAGTTCAGCGTGGCTTTGACCAGAGCGCAGTAATGGGCGGACTCAGCGGAATTCAATCCAGCGTTACAAATGGCTTCGTAGATACTGCGGCCGCTCTGTGCAATGGTTTTGCTGGCGTTAATGCTTCAATTGCTAATGGTTTTGCTCAGGCTGAAATTGCTAACAATGCTCGTCAGATTGCTGATATGCAAACTAACTTCGGTCTTCAATCTCAACTTGCACAATGCTGCTGCGACAATAGATTAGCTTCAGCTGACCTTAAGTATACAATCGCAACAGAGAACTGTGCAGATAGAACCGCTCTTGCTGATGGTTTAAGAGATGTTCTTGAATCGCAGAGTGCAGGTGTTCAGAGAATCCTTGACCAGATGTGCAACGACAAAATTGATGCGAAGAATGAAAGAATCGCTGACCTTGAGAGACAGCTTACAATGGCTAATCTCGCTGCTTCACAGAGCGCACAAACAGCTCAGATTCTTGCAAACAACGATGCACAAACTAATGCTCTCGAACAATATCTTGCACCAGTTCCACGTCCAGCATATATCGTTCAGAACCCTAATGGATGCGGATGCAACAGCATAAATAGCTGTGGATGCGGTTGTGCATTCTAGGAGGTAGTGTCATGGCAGAATATTTAGCAAATGCAACGCAGTTGGTTGAACTTAATCAGCCAGTTGTATTCAGTGCTTCTATTCCGTGTCAGAATGGATATGTAATCCACGAAGATGAAACTGGAATTTTTATTCTCAGAGGTGCTACACCGAATTGCTTCGCAAGATACCAAGTTACTTTTAACGGAAATATCGCTGTGCCAGAGGGTGGAACAGTTGGACCAATTGCTGTGTCTGTCGCAGTAAATGGTGAGGCTAGACCGACTTCACGCGCGATTGTAACGCCGGCCGCGGTAGAAGAGTATAACAATGTCACAAGCACTGCAATTATAACTGTACCACGTGGTTGTTGCTTCTCTGTTAGCGTCCGCGCCGTAAGCGGATTGGTAGACGATGCAGCAGGAACACCTGCTCCGTCAATTAACGTAACTAATTCTAACTTGGTAATCAATAGAATCGCATAGGAGGTATATGTATGGAAAAGAAAACAATGGATGCTCTCCGCGCGATGCTTTGTGGAGAGATTGAAGAGATTGCAAAGAAGGGCAATTTAACTCATGAGTCATTAGATATACTTAAAGACTTAATTGAGACCGAGAAAAATTTAGGTAAAATTGAGCATTACGACAAAGAAAAGGAAGAGTCTCAAGCACTAATGCTTCCAGGTTATAGTCAGAGAAAATACTACATAGATGCTGACTATCAACCGGGTGGACATATGTCATATGCTGGACCGACTAATTCATACGGATACGGCGGCCGTACCGTATATGATGTAGATAGAAACTCTTATATGTATATGACTCCGCAGCATGACCAATCAATGATGAGAGGATATAGTAGAACAGGGTCGAAAGCAGAGATGGTGGAAGAGCTTAAGCAAATGATGAATGAGACATCTGATCAGACGGTTAAAACTGCAATTCAAGATGCAATAGCAAAAATGAATAAGTAATTTTTAAAGCGGGTACATAAGTACCCGTTTTATTTCTAAAAATTTGACATAGATACCAACTTATGATATACTATATATAGAAGGTACCTTCTTTGTTAGATTTATATTTCATTTATAGGAGAACAAAGCAATGGAAATTAAAACTTTTGAAGCAAGGTACGAACTCGTTGAATTTTGTCATTATATTGACTCTAATCAAATTAATATATTAGAGTTAACTGTCAATACTAATGACATAGATTTTCTTGAAGATGAATTATCCACTATTTTTGCTATTGAAACTGATAAGCAAACGTATGTATTTTCTGGATATGAAGTTTCTGAATATTATGAGGAAGATAATGGCTTAACTAAAGTAGTTTGTATCAAGTGAAAATTAATTTTCAACATGAAAGGACGGTGAAATTCCGTCCTTTTTGTTTATAAATGAAAAAGGTATAGTAGTTAATTAAAATTGTGACTTATATAAGAGAAAAATTTGAGTGAGGTAAGATGGTAATAGATATTTAAATATAATATTAAAGACTACATAGTAGTCTTTTTTATTGTCTAAAATCTATACTCAACCTCCCAAAAACCCACTTATAAATGGAAATATCTATATCTATCTTAAAGGAGGTAACACAAATGACATTAGAATTTTGGAAAGCTGCAGCAATTCGTGCAATCAAAACTTTCGCTCAAGCTATGGTAGCTCAAATCGGAGCTGGCTCTGTAGGCATCGTAGCCTTTGATTGGGTTGGCGCACTCTCTGTATCAGCTATGGCTGCAATTCTTTCTCTTTTCACATCACTCGCTGGTCTGCCAGAGGTCGCACTCATGCAAACTGTTGAGTCATATGATAACGACCCAGACGAAGATGATGTAGAAGAATATGAAGAAGATGAGTTTGACGAAACCGAGGAAGTAGAGGAAACGGAAGAAAACGCAGAAAAGGAGGCATAATATGGCACTTCTTACAAAAGAACAAAGAATCGTGCGTTTTAAATACCTTGGATATAAGTATAATAAAGAAGGTATTAAGGCACTTCAAAAAAAGTATATGCGTAAGAAAGACGTAGACGGTATATATGGGGAAGATACAGATAAAGTTCTTCGCCACGTATATAACGTAAAAAAATATACTAAGAATTTCTCACCAGAGGAGTTCAAATGTGAATGCGGCGGTAGATACTGCACAGGCTATCCTTCCTATATGAAGAAAGTCCAGTTACAAAATCTACAAGCTATTCGCGATCACTATAAAAAACCAATGACCATTACATGTGGACTTCGTTGTAAACCATATAACAATAAGTTACGTGGTTCAATTCAGAACTCAAGACACCTCAATGGTCATGCAACTGACTTCTATATGCCAGGAGTCACCGATAGTCTTGCCAATAGAAAGAAATCTATCAAGTGGATTAGAACACTTCCAAACCACGGCTATACCTATGGTAATGGATATAATTCCTATGGCGCAAGAATATCTGCTGGCTATATGGGCAATGCTTTACACACAGATACAAAGTGAGGTATAAACTATGGGATTATTAGATAATATAGTGCAAGCCGTTAATGGCGCGCAAGTTGCTAGTGCGGCATACCACCCTACCTCACCATATACAGGTAAGCTTCCTTCTAAAACTGTTAAAAAGGGAAGCTCTGGCGCGAGTGTAAAGGCGGTACAGCGTTTTTTAAACTGGTGCATTAAGGCTGGTTTAAAGGTTGATGGCAGTTGCGGCAAGAAAACGGTATCTGCAATTAAGAAGTACCAAAAGCAATATAAGCTAAAGGTTGATGGTGTATTCGGCGGTGAGTCAAAAAGAAAGGCTGTAAAGATTATTAATAAATATAAAGCTAAACCTGCTTCAACTCCGGCTGCAAAACCTGCTCCGGCGCCAGTTGCGAATCCAAAGGTTACAGACTACTTAACTCAAGCTGAACTTGACAAATGGTTTGCGGCACTTAAAAAGCAATACAAAAATGCAAAGAAATCAAAATATGTATGGGTTGAAGGTCCTACTTATGCCAATAGTAAAAAGAAATCAACTTGCATTGCAGAACATTCAGTAGCTTTACAGTTACTTGGTCTGCTTCCAAAGGGTGGTTATTTCTACTATCACCCAACAAAAAAGAAAATCAGTGGTAATCGCGCCAGCTACGTAAAGAAACATACGGAGCTATTCAAGATAATATATCCGAATAAGAAGCTTACCACTCTTATCAAGCTTGGTATCTTACAACCTGGCGACATTGTTGGTTTTGGTAATCCAGGCTATCATTCAATGGTATATCTTGGTTTAAATAGCAAGGGCAAGCCAATATTTGCTACTCTTGGACATACAAAGGGCTATGCAATTACTTATCCTTCCTATGCAAAACGTAAGGTTAATATGATTGTAAGACTCAAAAAGGTTTCAAAATAGAGCAATAAAAAACGACTACTTATATGTAGTCGTTTTTTTATTGGAAAAAAGTAGGTAGATATTCTAATGCAATTAATACAATTATTAATACACATATAAGAATTGGAATTTCATTATCGTCCATTGATTCCTCCTTTGAAGCGCCGCGCGTATACATATATCATTTATGTTTTAACTTATAAAGCAACTCTGCTGCTACTGTTATTATAAGCAACATCAACCACAAAGCAAATGGTATCCAAAATGGACTTAATACCCACCACCAAGACCAGTTAATTACTTTACATAGTTTAAGAACTACAAATACGATGAGTAACACATCACAAAATTTCATTCCAGTATTGACGGTTGTATTATTTTTTCTATTATATTCTTTATACATATCGTATTCAAACTTTGTCATTGGTTCTCCTTTCTAATTAAAATCCTCAAGTTCTACCTGTTCTTTATCATTGAAAGCATCGCTTATTGTAACTGCTACTATACGGTCTTCAACTGGCATGTCTGGATTGCCGGCATAGACGCAAAGTGCTTTTTGAATTACAAAAAATTCAGTGACACTGACGTTTAATTCGATATTTTTGACCATGTCTTCTTTTGTATATACATTTATTTTCATTTTATTCTCCCATTACTTTCATGGCCTGTTCTTTTATTGTAGTGGCATGGCCGCGTTGTATGTCAATATATTCAGGTTTCTTTGCTATTTCATCTGGATACATTTTACCAGATAGATATGATTCTAAATATGAAGCTCGTTCTTTGATTAGATAGAAAGCATGAGCTTGTGTTTCAAACTGTGTATTAAATACTGCACCAATAGTTGTGGCAAGCTCTGGTAATACCTGTGGGTAGTTCATAGCAATGCGGCCGACCATATCGACAAATATTTGTTCTGCGCTCATATAAGGTGGATACATATCTATCATTGATTTAATTGTTTCAGTGGTTAGTTTCATCGTCTGCTCCTTTCATTTCTTTCAATTCTTCAGGTGATAGAGGTTTAAATTCCAACACTCTTTTTGGAACAGATATAAATGAATTATCTTCTAACTGAAATAGATACAATTCGATGCCGTTAGAATCGGTAGCTTCAAGACATTGCAATTTCATCGTCTGCTCCTTTCATTCTTGCTCCGCACGATGGGCAGAAGTTATAGTCCGCAGTTCTCCATTGCGTTTCTTCAAAGCCACAATTACTGCAATAATCTGTGTGATGGTTTTTGGGCTTCCACTCGCCTTGTGGTTTGTCGGCCTTGAGTTCTTTGAGTTCTTTTAACCACTCTGCAATTTGCTCGTGTTCTTTTCTAATTCTTAAATCAATACGGTCATCTTCCGCCCAAGATTCATACCGTTTTATTGCATCTTCAATTTTCATCGTCTGCTCCTTTCCGATTCTGCATCTGCCTTTTCAAGAACATAGATAGCCAAGTTTAAGGCTTCTTTTACTGGTACGAGCGATTCTCCACACATAGAAAGTAAATACTTTAGCCAATAAACAGCGTCTTTATAACTCATCATCTGCTCCTTTCACATATGCTCTTCGTTCGTCTTTTTCCGTTTTCCGGTCCCCCACATAACAGAAACCAAGATCATCCATAAGTGCGTGAAAAATAGTGCAATAGCAAGAATCATTATCAAAATGGTAACATTCACAGCATCTGACTATATCTATGCTCGGTGCATCAATCATCAGTTTTGTGACTTTGTTTATAAAGTCGGCATCGCCATTGCTTGCAACTATATATGCCAGCGCATCTGCATCTATGTATCTATTCATCGTCTGCTCCTTTCATCATTGCACCGCAGTTAGGACAAAAACGTGTTGATGCGACTTCCTTTTCTCCACAAGTAGAGCATTTATAAGTCCTCATCGGGACAATGCGTCCTTCAATATGCTCGTTCCACTCAATACGTATCCACTCCCCTTGCGGTCTGTCTGCGGATGGTATATCTTCCATATCATTTAGCATTTCTCGCAAGTCTCTATCAGCACAACTGCATGAACCATCATCATCGGGGCAATATCTATAAGCAACCTTGAGTGCATCACTTCTCTTTATTAAATCGTCATTCATCATCTGCTCCTTTCATATCTATTCTATGATACATATACACAGGTTTGCCCGTATATCTTCCCCACTCATCTAGCTCACAAAACTTCACAGGTTCGCTGCCTGGCTTCTCTGACCACATACCATCGCGCAAGACTTTAAAGTGAAAATCTACATCTATGTTATAATCATCATCACATATACAGAACCCATTGAATGCGATTAGTTCTTTGTCTGACGTAGTTGGCGGCCGTCCGTCGCAGAGTTCAAGTTCTCCATCGAATTCCTGCAGCATACCATCGACAAGTATATCTATATAATAGTTGGTTATCTCATCGTTATCATATCCATTCATCGCCATACATTCTATCCATTCATCGACGTATGAGCCTTCAATGGATTCTAAAAAGGTTTCTGGGTCATACCATTCGCGCAAGCGTAAAGCATAACTGCCGCAGTTGGCGCGAGCGCGATTTTTATTGTAATATTCTGGGTCTGAATTGCGTGTGTATTCCATTAAAATCTCCTTTCTATTCTTAATTTAATTATATAAAAATTTTGAGAAAATTTCAATTTTAATTTTGTTTCATGCCGTCATTCTATGGCGCCGGCGCGAGTGTAAGGGTAAAAAATCAGATTTCTACTAATTATATATACGCGCGCGGGCGCGCACATGCGGGCGCGCGATTTTATCAGAAATTTTTTATTAAATCAAATTTTGAAAAATCCGCAAAATACTGATATAATTATAATATATGAAAAAAGGAGAAATAAAATGGACGACAAAGAAAAGTTTGGACGTTATGACGAAATCGTCAATACAATTTTAAAAAATATACTCGTAGAGCGCGAGCGTTGTGGCAAAATTCTTCTATGGGATTTTAATCCAGTAGATCATGGAGATAGACTCTATTTTAATATTGCCGCAATAGTAGCTGATTTAAATAAAGAACCAATTTATTTAAATATGCACTTAATTGATTATCTTCTATTTAAATGGAAGAGGAGAAAGTCAAGAAAAAACTTGCGATACTTCGGACTGAACCATGCGGCTGAATTAGACGATGAACACAAAACAAGTATTTATTTAATCATGGATTTCATTCGTGAACAAATGGATTTTGATTACTCGTTATATAAAGATATAAATGATGAATATTACGGGTGGTATTAAATGGCTGGGCGTGGACGAGCGGCGATTGATTTAACAGGTCAACGTTTTGGAAGATTAGAAGTATTATACAGAAATGGTAGTACCAAACATAAAAAAGCAGTTTGGCATTGTAAATGCGATTGTGGTAATGAAAAAGATATAATTGGTAGTGAATTACGAAATGGCCGAATCGTATCTTGTGGATGTTATCACAAAGAACAATTTAGACAAATGGCACATAGTCGTAGGCAATATAGTATCAATCCAGGAGATAAAATTGGTTCTCTTACTATTTTAGAAGAAATACAAATGGGTCAATATAAGTGTTTATGCGATTGTGGACGAGAGTTTATTACTACTGGAAAAATATTATCTGTTGGAGATGCCACCACTTGTGGATGCGGTATTAATAGAATAAATCATACTTTTATTGATGAAACTGGAAATAAATATGGTAAATTAACTGTATTAGAATATATTGGTACCGATAAAAATCATCAAGCATTATGGAAATGTAGATGTGATTGTGGAAATGAAAAAATTACTACAGGACATTTATTAAGAAATGGTGATGTTATTTCTTGTGGATGTCTAAAACGTTCTTATGGAGAAGAAAAAATACATCAGATTTTAACAGAACAAAAAGTTAATTTTCAAGAAGAATATAGTTTTGAAGATTGTCGCTCACGACAGGGAGTAAAATTAAGATTTGATTTTGCTATTTTTAAAAAACAAACATTATATTGTTTAATTGAGTTCCAGGGAGAACAGCATACTAAAGCTGTTAATTATTTTGGAGGCGAGGAAGCTTTAAAATTAACACAAGAACGTGATAATATAAAAAAAGAGTATTGTAAAAAACATAATATTAGATTAATAGAAATACCATATAGCGATAGAGATAAATTAAATTGGAAATATTTGAAGGAGAAATGTAATTTATGAACTGTATAATAGACGGAATTGATTTTTATAATCTCGAAGCTCAAAAGTATTACTCAACACCTAACAATTGGAGCTCTGAAAAGAAAAAAGAAAATGCAATGAATAAAATCTTCTCATCACAGTGGTATGGGGCAAGGAAGGTTGATGGGGTGTTCGGCATGATAGGTCGCAACCTCGATGGTGAAATCTTTTGGCGGCCGCGCGCGAAAAATACGAAAGGGGAGTTCGTAAATAAAATCGAATGGCTTCCGCAGATTCGTGATTTCTTAAATCAAATAGACCCAGGAACTGTATTTCTTTGTGAGACATACATACCTTCCCATGAATCAGCCAAGGATACAACCTCTGTATTAAATTGTCTACTTCCAAAGTCTTTAAAGCGTCAGGAAAACGAAGAATATAAACTCCACATTTATATCTTTGACATACTTGCAGACGGTGGTGAGTCATATCTCAATATGAAAGCTATTGATAGGTTTCTTCGAGTAGAAGACTATAGCACTATATATAATAATTCATATGTAGAATGGGCTAAGTATTATAACGGTAAAGAATTGTGGGATATGTTACAACACTTACTTGCTAATGGATATGAAGGAATGGTAATCACTCGCGAAGATGCTCCATATACTCCGGGCAGTCGTAAACAAACCAATACTCTTAAAATTAAAAAGGAAATTCAAGAGACTATTGATTGTGTAATTATAGGAGCAAACAGTCCGACTAAACTTTCTGGCACATCTATGCCAGAGGAGTGGGAATGGTGGTTTAATGAGACTACCAATGAAAAAATTTTAGCTTCTGAATATTTTGCGAAAAATCATGAATCAATTTATAATTCCTACGTAGATGGCGCGCCAGTAGTGCCGGTAACCAAGGCATGGTTTTATGGCTGGGCGGGTTCATTGAAACTCGGACTATATGATAAAGGGCAAGAAATTATTTATGTGGGTGATTTGAGTGGTATAACTGAAGAACAAAAAGAAAATTGGAAGCAGCTTGTAGGTGCAGTTGTTGAAATTAGCTGCATGGAGATAACAACTAATCAGAATGGTGGTTGGGGCTTCAGGCATCCACGTATGCTACGTATCAGAAATGACAAGCCCGCGCGCGAGTGTACGGTAGACCAGGTGAAATAAAATGGACGATAACAGAGGTAATATGAAAATATGTGATGTGCTTACAGTAGTATTTATTGTACTTAAATTAGTGGGTGTAATTAATTGGTCATGGATATGGGTTCTTGCTCCGTTTTGGATACCATTTCTTCTATATATACTTTTAAGTGTAGCTGAAACATTAATTGAAAGGAGAAATCTATGATATTCTCAATTATAGTAGCTAGTGTATTTGTTATTGGCGGCCTCGTCTGTTATGCAAGTTGTTGGGCAGCCGGCCGTGCGGATGAACGAAGTGAACGATATTACTATCGTAAAATGCTAGAAAAAGAAGTAGAAAAACAAAAAGAAGATTCAAATAAGCTTACTTATAATGATATAAGAGCTTTATATGATTTGGACCCAATTGATGAAAATTTGAAAAACGAATAAATTTCCTATATAATATATATAGAAAGTTAAGAAAGGAATTAAAATGAATAATACACGAAGACAAAAAGAACTTATTACTAAATTAATTCAAATGTTTGATTTAGTATTAAATGATAGTCAAGATATGTGGATTTTAAATTATTGTAAAACTGAAGAAGATAAGCGTCAACGTATTCTTGATGATGAAAAATTTCGTAATGAATTCCTTTCTTTTCTTAAAGAATTAGTAAAATGAAAATTTGACGAAATTAAAAAATTCTGCTATAATTATATTACAAAGTGAGATGAGAATTAATTTTCTGATTTGGGAAATATATTCACAGGGTGGTGGTCTCTTACTTTCTTTCCTTTCTACCACCACCCTTCCTTACAAGCGTAATCGCGCCAAGTATATTGCACTACTTGAGAGTCACAAGCCTCTATAAAGCGAGAGTGAGTTAGTAAAAATCTATACGGTAAGGAGCAATGCAAAAAAGCATTATTGGATAAGCGATAGCGGCGGGTGCAATCGCGCGTGACAGGTTTTATTGAGGAGAAGATACAGCATGTAAATAATATCCTCACTATTCGTTAAGAATTGCCAGGAAGTTCCTTTTTAAAAAGTCTGTTGAACGATAGGTTTAAGCTAACACATAGTCCGGCGGACCGACTTTAAACCTCCGCATTTAGGAAGCTTGTGGACTTGTGCAGATACCCAACGTTAACAAAGGCAAACAGAAACTAGCGCCACATCTTCCGTTTAAGGGTATTTTAGCGGATTGTTGATAATAGAACCGCAGTTAATAAACTTTTAACAAAACTATAATCACAGACTAGCAAATAGATACTGTATAAAACTGATGTGCGGTTAACTGACCTTAAAGTCCCTTTTATGACACCATGTAAGTGCCTCCCCGTGGCGGTGTTGGAGATATGGGTTTTACTCCGTGGAGACTACCCTTGAGCTAAACTTACAAACTGAATAATAAGAACTCAGTGCAGATACGTTGAACCAACGTGCTGAGGCGCGCTAAAAAGGTCAGGTCGAACGAACTACGGATACGTAGGGATAGTCTCTGTGGCAATAATCGTGAGGTTATTGTTGTAGCGGGTGAACCCCCAAACCTAAGGTGTGGCGCCTTTGCTATCGCAGGTAAAGGTAGTATGCGAGTCGGGAGAACAATAGAAGCGGTTGTGAAGAGCTTCCGCTGAATCGGAGTTAGGGCAGCGACAGGTGGTGCTGTGGTCACTCCTCCGAAATACCAATAATCTCCTCTGTCGTGAAGCGAAGAAATTCGTGTATAAGGCTTGTATGCAAACTCCGAGTAGCTCAAGACAAAGCATTGTATTACAGAAAAGCAAGTATAGTTTGGCACTTGTATGTATTTAACCGTAAGGTGGGTGAAAGGTACAGATAATCAACTCTGTATGGGACTCTGGCAATTATGCTGGGGCATATTAGGTCAAGGTCGCTCCTTGGTCTTCGGATGTGTCTCCCCATTGACCGAATATATCTGAAGATAGTTGAGGGTAGGGTGAAAACTCCTTTTTATTCATTAATATCTATTTGCGGTGGCGGGCCGCAGATAATTTCCCGTCATATCTGCGGTGGCGGAATAGGTAGACGCATCTGTGTATAAAACAAAATTATTAGAGTTGCAAATCTAGTAATATTGGGAGATGGGCTCCTGCATAGACCGAGAGTGTACATTATCATGCAAGGTGACAAATCCTTGCCCGCAGCTATGACATCATTAGGGTTGCCTTCTCGTGGCGGTGTCGTTTAAAACCAAAACCCTTTATTTTGATAACCGTTTAAGGAAATCGCTTGAGCTTTGACTCAAGCGGTTACTTTTTAAAGAAAAGGAGAGTTATAGGCGATGATAATTTCGAGTGAGATTACAGGAAAAACATACAAGACAGTAGATGAGTGCCTTGCAGCAGAAAAGAAATTTGTAGAAGAAAAAGAAGCAAAAGAGAAAGCAGCAAAAGAACTTGAAGCAAAGAAAGATGAGGCTTATAAGAAGGCTATCGCAGCTTGTGATGAGTTTTTGAAGCTATGCGGTGTTGAAGTTGAATTTGGCGACCACGGTTATACTATGAAATATCATAGTGATGGTAGTCTGGCTGATGCAATTTTTGAGGATATTCTTAATACAATGCTGAAGTAGAAAGGAGTGAGAGAGTGGTTAATATTAAGACGAATAAGCTGTTGGCTTTGGAAATTAGACTTCATAATTTGAAGAATAATGGAAGAAATAGCGACTCTCCCGGAGTTATAAGAAAGATTGAACGAGAAATAAGACAGATTAAAGCACACGGAGAGGTTTGATACCTCTCCTTTTCTTTTGGAGGATATATATGGGATTTAAATCAAATGGAATAAGGTGGACTTGGAGCGATAAGTCTACAACACCATGTCCGAATTATCATACTACAACCACTAATATTGATGACTCGGAATTGGAAGAGATAACAAAAAAACTTAAAGAGAGTCAACTTACAATAAACACTGCCCCTCCAGCTGACCCACCAATACAGTATGGTTGGGTTTGTCCTAAGTGCGGCCGCAGTAATTCACCATGGATGAGCACTTGTTGGTGCTGGGCGTTGGGTCCAAATGGAATACCAATTATAAAATGTTAAAATTTTCTTTTTTATTATATTTTTGATATAATAAATTATAAAGTAAGAAAGGAGATTTATAATGAAAAAAGTAGAAAAGGTAGGCGAATTAAGGTTTTGTCTTGATGATTATAGAGATAGTATCTATAATGAAAGTATTGATTTAACTTATAGCCTATATGGCGAGGAACATGATGAAATTCTTTCTCTTGACATATTCCGCGGTTATTGTAGGCAGTTTGCCGCAGCTATGGGTTATGGCGAAAAGATTATTGATGAAGTATTTGGAGAATGGTAATGGCAACAGTATTAAAAGTAGACGAATGGAAAACACCTTCCGGCCACTACTATGTAGCCGATGTTCATACATGGACGGGGTGGCGCGAGTGTGCGGATATTCTTGGAGCAGACACGCTCGAAGATTATATTCATTTGCTTGAAACAAAGTATAAGGCTACTGTCCATGGTACAATTGGAGTTAAAAATGAAGAGCCTGCTAATGTACTTTTTAATTGGCCCGTCTCCGATTATACCCATGCTCATCAGTTTAAACTTGATGTTAATAGAATCGCCCGTAAGAAAAACTACTTAATATAGGAGAGTTTATCTATGAGTAGAAGCTACAAGAAAAATCCATTCGTAACCGATGGTTATGGTAAAAATAGAAAACGTGGTAAACGAACTGCTAATCATGTGGTTCGTCGCCGTCTTAAACAAGATGAAGATATGCCAACACGCATTAACCATAAAAAAATGACAGAGACATGGATGATATGCGACTATAGGTGGCGTATGACGCGTGAAGAAGCTATTCAGTGGTATAAAGAACAACTCGAATGGCAGAAAAATAAAGGTAGTCTAGAATACTTTTTAAGACGTTATCCAACTCTTGAAGCTTGGCTCAAATACTGGGATAAATGCTATAGGAGAAAGTGAGACATAAGAATTTTTATTTTAATGATATATATTTAGGTACATTATATGAGAATGGCAGATTTGACTATATGGTTAATTCTAATCATAGTCAAGATATGAATGTAGAATCTGTTGTTCACGTATTAGAAAGGATTAGGTTAGTAGGATTACAAGATGATTTTGATTTTGACAGGTATATTTTAAGTTATGACCAGTCGATGTTCAAAGACGGATTTGAGTTTAAATAAGCGTGGGCTGGAGTTAAGTCATCCGAACACAAGCGGTCCTACCACTCGATACGCGTGAGAGTCAAAAGTCGAGGAACTCCATGGGAAGTCCCATGCCAGTGCGGGTTGGGCCGCACATAAGACCCCGTATGAGCATACGCAGTAGGCGCCCGCGCTGGTCTGCGGCAATAGGACGGGGCATATTTTTTGAAAGGAACGTGTACGGCGACGGGATAACCGGCTGAGGGCGCACGTTGAAGTTGGAAGGGCGGGGCGCCAACTTATTTTGGAGGTAATAATGGATATAGAGATTAAAGATACTCCTTACAATGACCGCTATTGTGGAAATTGTAAGCATTGTGTAAAAACTGAATTACGATACTGTTTGAAAAATCATGCGTTTGTTGCTAAGAATAAATGGTGTACTGAATGGTGCGCTGAAGAACGCTTCAACAAATTTGAAAATTAGTAAAATTTTTGCTATAATATATATAGAAAGTTAAGAGAGGTATGAATTATGGGTTCAAATTTTTGGAGATTTGCTTCGACACTTGAAAAAGAGTTTCATGTACCTTATGATAGGGATAGAGAGATTGTCCTATGCCCTGAATGTCATAAAATAATTCAAGGAGAGAAACAAGATTTCAAAGATTATACCTCCTTCACTGAAGATAACTATGTAGTATATAGTTGTCCTCATTGCAAACGAGTTCTCATTTGTAGAGCCGTTGAAGCTTAGTCTATGGCGGCCGTGCCACCCACTACTGCATAGCGGAGGGCGCAGCACGGCGTCGCTTATGGGATTGTATCTGCGGAGAAAGGATTAGTGTCAGCTAGTTTAGGGAGTTCGAACCTTCCCAATCCCGTCCATTTAGTGGGAGTCTTGAACAGGCTATTAGACTTAATATTCAGCCGTGGAGCGCGCGCTACAAATCCCACTATATATCCCTTGTCGGATGGCCACCGACGTTAAATAAGGCACAGCGTTATCATTGATTTGGTAGTTACACTACAGCGAAGGCCGGTTACATGGGAGAATAAGGAAACGGCAATGTGCTGCTTAGGAGCAAACGCTATATTAAAGAGGTCAAGAAAACTACCCTCCCTATTTATTTCGTAGGTAGAGAAGCATTAAAACTCGCTTAAGACAATAATGTGAGACTCAACATTGGAACGTCTGTGGGGTGAACACAGCGCCGCGAGGTGATAAATCAATAAAGTCTACGCAATCCATAGAGTCCAATCGCGTGATTGAAACTGCACGCCCTACGAATATTTTGTTAATGCAGGACATAAGGGCCTGAGGTTGGCGGGCAACGATAAAATCCGAAAGAAGGTTTGGCTTAACCTTAAGTAAGCAATCGTAACTTTTTTCCAGTTTCATAGCGATTTTAAAAACGGTGTAAACTGGTTTTAATTGTGGTGGCGTGTTTGAAGAAACCACGCTAGCAAAAAGCACGCACGCTTCCTGGTTTGCGTAAATTAAGGGGTATTCCGACTATCCAAAGTACCAGGCTAAATTACGCTCGGATTTATAAGTTGTACGTATTCTGCGGCCGGTCGTCCTTGTACGTCCATGAGCCGCAGATATTGTACGTACATGAGCGACTGCGCGCACGTATACGAAAGGCAAAGACATGAATTGGAATCGAATAGCACATGCTCCAATATGGGTATGGGGTGAAATTATATGGTATCTTAAATGGTGGGTTTGCGTTATTATAATGTTTTTTCATAAACTCTATGACTTTGGGGAATGGATTTTAGATATAAATGTTAAACTTATCAATGCACATGACCAATTTTGGGAAGAAATAGAACAGAAAATAGACCATTAGGGTGATTGGAATGAGTTGGATTAAAACACAGGAAGGATATATACGACAAGACGCAATTATTGACGTGCATATTTCACGTTATTATCCACAAACAGTATTTTTTCGTTTAAGTTGTGGAGATGTGGTAAAGTTTTATGATTTTAAAACTCCTGAAGCTGCACAAACAGCTTTAGAAAAAGTTATAGATGAGTTAGATGAGTTAGATAGCGAGTAATGGCGTAATGGTATCGCACCGCACTGCTAATGCGGCCAACCGAGAGGTTGTCTGAGTTCGATTCTCAGTTACTCGGCCAAGCTAGTTATATTAAAGGGATTAAAGGAGAAAAGTTTTTATGGCAATTTTAAAGCTGTCTGCTCCATGGCAGATTTACTACAAGGAACTGTGTGAGTTATTTAAGCATGATAGTGAAGTTCGTATTGTATATGATACCGATGAACAAATCATTAACATCTATGTAGAGAACACTGCAAAGGCTGATGCAATGGCCGCAGTATTACCAACAGAAAAGGAGTTTGGTGGTGTAATTGTTCAAATTAATGTAATTCCAGCGAACCCTACGTTTAAGAAAGCAAAGAGTACGAGAGCATCAATTTATGAAGACTTATTCCGCGGCAATCCAATTGTTGATGAAATTGTGACAATTGAAGGAGTAATGACTAATCCAATTACTTATGTAATTTTTAAGAAAGAAGTTGTTCAATACTACAATGATAGTCTTTCTGATGCCCATGGTATGTGTTCTACTTTGTACCAAGATATTGCAAGTAGAGTACTTGATGCGGGTGAAGGTATTTTCTTCTGTACTAATAATACTATGAACATACTTTATACAACACCTAGCTATACATTAACTACTGCTAATAACATTTCATATTCTACTATGTAAGAGGTAGTCAATGGAACAGAAAATAATTCAGATATAAGAGAGTGTTACTCTATTAGATAAGTTTTGACTTATTAACTAATAATTTGAAATTTTTTAAAAATTCTTTTATAATATATATAGAAAGTTAAAGAGAGGATATTAAAAAAATCCACTTAAAAATACAAGCAAATACAAAGGAGAAAAAATAATGTTTAAGTCGTTCGCATGGAATCTGAATAGAGTCGAAGAGGTTATCATAGATAGCCTGGTTTCATGCGCCCCTATTACAGGAAAATTTTATGGTAGGGATAAAAGGGTAATACCGATTTAGCATTATTTTCTATAAAGGTAGTGTATAAGCGGTATTACTCAAAGTGGGTAATACCGCTTTTTAAATGTGGTGGTATAGTGGAATTGGCTAACACGTCGGCCCTTCACGCCGAAGAGTCTGGGTTCAAACCCCAGTACCATCACCAATATGGTCGCATCGTCTAATGGTTAGGACAATAGATTCTCAGTCTATAAATCAGAGTTCGACTCTCTGTGCGATTACCAAATATAGGGATATAATTCAGCGGTAGAATGGCTGACTCTTAATCAGTTCACTTGGGTTCGATTCCCAGTATCCCTACCACATGGTCTATTAGTATAACGGTTATTATATTCGGTTGTCAGCCGAGAGACAAGGGTTCAACTCCCTTATAGACCGCCATTTATGCCGGAGTAGCCCAACGGCAGGAGGCGATAGTCTTAGGAACTATTCAGTGTCAGTTCGAATCTGACCTCCGGTACCAATTATGTGGGTGTAAGCTAGCGGTAAACGGCGTGGTTTGGGACCACGCATTGGGGGTTCGACTCCCCCTTCCCGCACCAATGCAGTAGTAGTTCAGTAGGTAGAACGCCACCTTGCCAAGGTGGAGGCCATGGGTTCGAGACCCATTTACTGCTCCATGTATCGTTAGTGTAGCGGCAACATCACGGTCTTCCAAACCGTGGTCATGGGTTCAAATCCCATACGATACTCCAATCGAGCGTACCCGAATGGTTAGGAACGGGTCTTGAAAACCCGGATGGCGTGACAGCCTACAGAGTTCGATTCTCTGGCGCTCGGCCATATATGGGACCATAGTTTAAGGGTAGAACAGTAAACTTTTAATTTACTTATGGCCGTTCAACTCGGCCTGGTCTCACCATTTTTGAACCAAACTTACATACTTTATTATTTAAAATGTTACTTATATATAGAACAAAGATAATAAAGGAGAAAGGTATGATAGGAATTTATAAAGTTACTAACTTAATCAATAATAAAGTTTATATAGGACAATCTGATAATATTGCTCAAAGATGGCGAATACATCGTAGTCATTCTTTAAACAATTGTGGACAGGATTATAATTGTGTATTTTATAAAGCAATTCGGAAATATGGTTTAGAAAACTTTAAATTTGAAATTATTGAAGAATGTTCTAAAAATGAGTTAAATAATCGAGAAAAATATTGGATTAAACACTATAAGAGTTATTTGGGTTTTAAAGATTGTCAGGGTTATAATATGACATTAGGCGGTCAAAATACTTATCCGCACTATCTTTCTTATACAGATGTAGAAGAAATTCAACAATTGTTATTAAATACTACTTTGTCACAGACTGAGATTGGAGATAAATATGGCGTATCTCAAGTTACTATTAGTCAGATTAATCGTGGTTTAATATGGGTAATGGAAGATTTAGAATATCCACTACGTTCTCGTACATATATAACTGGTAATGTTTGTGCTGGCAAAAAAGCTTGTCCTATATGTGGAAAATTAATAGGTGTACGTAATGAATATTGCCAAGCATGTTATAATCAACAACGTAAAATAAATTTTATAAAAACTTTACCAGTTACCAGAGATGAATTAAAAGAAATGATTCGTACCAGAACCTTTACAGATATAGGTAAACAATTTAATCTTACTGATAATGCGATTCGTAAATGGTGCGATAATCTTAATTTACCTCGTAGACGTTCAGAAATTAAAAAATACACAGATGAAGAATGGGCAGATTTATAGTTCAGTTTGCACCAAATTGATGCACGTCCAGTATTAGATGGAAAGTCAAATGACTTCTGAAAGTATATAAGCCTAGGCTACTTATATATTAGTAGGTAATATAAAAATAGAGGGGCAGTACCTCAGCGTGCACTATATATCCCATTAGGCTAGTGAATAAACCGCGCGGCTACGGACCGCGAATCGAGGGTTTGAATCCTTCATGGGATGCCATTTATTGGCGAGTAGTCCAATTGGTAGAGACTAGGGTCGCTCCCGAATAGTAACAAGTTCGAATCTTGTTCTCGCCAGCCATAAGGGTTACTATTCCAATTTGGTAGAGAAACATGGCTAAGAACCATGACAGTCTGGGTTCAAATCCCAGGTGACCCACCATCTGCATATATTAGTAGCTGAGAGGAGTGAAACCATATGCTGGTTAGCGCTAGCGGGTTTTGAAAGTGACGCTACCAAGGTAGATAACTTTCGGTGTTTCCCGAAATAACACGAAAGACTTAATTTGCGCCAACAAGTTAGGTTTAATTTCCAGATTGGCGTCTGGAAATTTATGGGTTACTATCCCAATCGGTAGAGGAAGTAGGCTCAAACCCTATAAAGTTTCGGTTCGAATCCGAAGTGACCCACCAATATGCACCCTTAGCTCATTAGGTTAGAGCACTGTGCTGATAACGCAGAGGTGCTTGGTTCAAATCCAAGAGGGTGTACCATATGCACGATTAGTTCAGTTAGGAGAACGCTAGTCTTACAAACTAGAGGTCACAGGGGCGGAGCCTGTATCGTGTACCATTTAAGAGGGATGAAGTATAAGAACTGCATGTCATTAGAACGCGACGGTGTATTATATATTTGATGTATACTATATAATATATAATCCATGCCGACCCTCTTATTTATGTGCTGGTAGCTTAATTTGGGAAAGCGTCTGCCTTGCAAGCAGAAAGATGAGGGTTCAAGTCCCTTCTGGTACACCATATGTCCTGTTAGTTCAACGGATAGAATAATGGTCTTCTAAACCATTAATCGCAGTTCGATTCTGCGGCGGGATACCATTTGGGTAGATTCCGGATACCCCGTAGCTGAAAAATCCGGCGTAGGACGTGACACGATAGTACCAGTCTTTATGTTGATAGTAGTTTTCTGTATAAAGAACTATCCGTATTTAACAGTATGCGTAAGGGTAGCTGCCTAACTGTTTATCGGAAGGTCACCTAGCGGCGAGGGTAGGGGTCTGTAAAACCCTGACACAGAAACATCGTTGGTTCGAGTCCAACCCTTCCGACCATGTGCTTAGATAGCTCAGCTGGTAGAGCGCTCGGTTGAAGCCCGAGTGGTCGTTAGTTCAACTCTAACTCTAAGCACCATATGGACCAATAGCACAATGGTTAGTGCATCGGTCTCATAAACCGACGGTTCAAGGTTCAAGTCCTTGTTGGTCCACCATTATACGCCCTTAGTTTAATTAGAAGAATCCGCGCCTCCAAAGCGTTGAGACGAGCGTGCAATTCGTTCAGGGCGCGCCATTGAAACTTAAAATTTGAAAAAGTTTTAAAATTTATATATAATTAATATAGAAAGTTGAGAGAGAAATCTAAAAACTTTTCGGCTGGTTTCGGGTCGATAGATAAGCGTAGTAATACGGATAAAGTAATCGCAAGTCAATGCGGTTGCGACTTCGAAAGGAGTTCATCAGAAAACCAATAGATAATGCTTATGCTCTACTAAGGGTCGAGGGCAACTGCTGAGACCTATGATGAGTAAATATCACGCGGGCGGCGTGGTGTTCAGCGGAGAAATCTGGGGATAGCACTATTGGTTCTTCGATGCGAGTGTTGGGAGACACAAGTGTTGGGTTCATCGAACAAAGTAGCGTCTTAAATCGAAAGATAGGTGTGAAAGGGAGAAGTAGTTCTTTCCAAAGAACGAGCAGGGCGGTGGCGAATGGGCCGTATTCAAAAGATACGGATGTTCAAACGCATACCCCATCGTCCAAAAGCATATACTTAGCTTAGTTTGGGAAAGCAATAGCCAGAGGGACTATAGAGCGTAGGTTCAAATCCTATAGTATAAATTAAAGCAAAAGTGTATGCGACTCTATGTTGAAAACTGACTTATCGTTCTGAAATATGGACGCGCGCCGAGTTCGCAAGACGAAGTGTGAGAGAGTATTGAGTAGTTGCAACGCTAAGAGACCGCAATCTCCTAACGCCGCAAGCGAGCATGTGATGAAAAGAAATCTATAAAAACATAGAGTAAGAGTTTGCCAGTAGCCACTGAAACTGGTGTCAGTCGTACCTACAGATTAATCGTCTGTGTGACAACTTGTGTCCAACCACAAGAGAAGGTATGTAAAAGAGTCAAATGTCTCAGCTCTAGTCTCTTCGGAGACTTTTTTATTTATGAGTAGATACCCAAGTCTGGCTAAGGGAGCAGGCTGCAACCCTGTTATACGGCGGTTCGAATCCGTCTCTACTCTCCATTATGTCCAACGTGGTGGAATTGTTAGACACGCTGGATTGTGATTCCAGTAATTGCAGGTTAGAGTCCTGTCGTTGGACCCATATAATTTGAATTTTCTGAAAAATTATTATATAATTATAGTATAAGATAAGAAAGGAAAATTATCTATGTTTACAGAGCAAGAACTTTATGAACATTTATATCATGGTGCATCGGGTCATCTTCAATTATCCTATGAAGATGCATCTACTATTCAGAAAATACTCATATCCAATGGATATGTTGTTTTGATGAGCGGTGGAGATATCGGTGATACCTATAAAATTGAATGGGTATATGGTGGAGATGTAAGTAATCTCAAGTTTGCCGACTCAAATAACGTAGTTTTTGGTCATAGAGATTATCTTGATATGCTCTATTGGAAAGACTATGAAGAGAAGAGTGAGGAAAATACTTATGAAGAATGAACTTGCTTTTACAGATTATGAAAGAGGATTTGATGTAGCTAAAGCCTTACTTGATGAAGGCTATATAGTTATGTTATCTTATGAGGAAAAATTTCTTATTCTTAATTATGAGTTTTCTGAACATTACGCAGACCGTAATGATGTGGTGTTTATGCGACGTGATGAATATGAAGAAAGATTTGACGAGCAGTATGAAGATATAATAAATGATGTAGCTAAAGATTATTTAAGTGGTAATCTTGGCAATGTCTTGGCTCCAAGAATTGCTAAATTTAAAGATGATATTACATCTATTAGAAAATAGATGTTATATAAATTCTTTCAATACCAGACAGATGAGGCAAGTATATAACTGCAGAATGTATACCGCGCCGATAGGTCATACTGTGAGGAAAGTTGACGCTTTGCTGGTGACGAGGCGATTTATCAAGAGGAGAAATCGGATAAACCTGTCGTAGTTGTAGGGACACTTAATGTCATAGAGTAATATCTATCCTACTAAGTTCGCAACTTTGATAGCGCGGCCGCCGAGTACGTATAGACGGCTGAGTCCAGGTCAGCTCCAGACTTTAAAAGGAAAAAAATAAGGCTCTTTGGCTGAACGAGGGCCGAACTGGAATACGTCCATGGGCGAGAAATCGCCCGCTTATGCGAGTGTGGTGGAATTGGTATACACACAGGTCCTAAAAACCTGTGCCCAGTGTGGGATTGAGGGATCGTGGCCCTCCACTCGCACCAATGGTTGTGACCTATGTACTCTGCGGGCGGTCGCATATGTTTCGACATACACAGACTATATGTCGCGACATATGCGACCCGCCGCAGAATACGTAGGACGTATACATAGGAGGATTGTATTATGATTGATGTTCTTATCTGTGTAGGGTTCGCCGGTGTGTTAATTGCTAAATGGCGTTATTTCAATAAACACTACAAAAAATAATTTGAAAAATTCTAAAATGCTTGCTATAATATATATGTAAGGTAAGAAGAGAGAATAAAAGAGTGGTAAATACGTCATCTCTCATAGCGAATCACCACCACCTTACATACTTACTCCGTTCGACAGACAATTCAATGAATGGCTGCACATATACGTCTACAAGTACATTGAAGACGCAAGTGTTGGCCGTCACCTAAGAGACCTGTACGAACAAGGCGTCATAAAGGATGAGGAATCTTTCAGAAAGGAGATGCAGAAATGTGCTACTTAATAGCAAAGAAATTTGACGAACGTGGCTGCTTGGCAATCGAAGCCGAGAGAGACAAGACTCTTTCTGCGCTCGTTTCCTATCTGGGAAGAAAGACGCTGGACAGAGGAGTGCAGATCCTCACGGTTTCAGACATGGAAGCATACGGCGAATACAGCCCGTATAACCTTATTCAAGATGAAAGCGATTTCATCACAAGAGTTTTAGCCATGTAGTGGTCTGTCAAAAGCGGACAAATGAACGTGGACGCATCGTAAGGCGTGTGGGTTCGACTCCCACTTTGTCCAAAGTCGGGATGATACAGCGACAAGTCGACTATAATATCTATGTCAACTGAACCGCCAAGGCAAGGGCGGGATAGTAAGTAAAACCAGGAAGTACGTCCGTAGCTACCACGGGAACGCCGGCACTTCAGTCCAAATTAAATGAGAGTAGTATATAGTCGTGGAGAGTGGCTCGACTTTAAAAAACGAAACTCGGCTAGGATGGAAAACCTAGCGGCTAATTTAAAAACCCTGCACCCGCCACAGGGGCCGCATTTCAACCCGACCCAGGTAGCACCTGGCACGATGCGTTGAAAGAAATGTGGCACAGAACATACTGTATAAAAGAAGCGTGCTTTGCAGGTTTGTTGGCGTTAAATGAATCTGTCGTTCTGCGGCGGCACCGTAGAAAGCGGAGAGTATGGTAAGCCGCGATATAAATGCCTACCCCATGTGAATGGGAGAACTTCACCGATGGCACCTGCGATAAATCCTCCAGTTTGCATAGAAGTCTGGGTTATCAAAATATGCCTCTGCGGAGAGCCAAGTCCGCACAAACAACGGTTGGCGAATGCAGAGACCCAAGTCTGCACTAACAACGGTTGGGCCTTTTAGACTTCGAAGTAGGGTGAAGTAAAGCTCTACGGTGGGAAGTCCGTTGTGGCAGATTCAGCGAATCCTAGGTAACAAATCTCTGCTGCTTGTGAGTAGCACGCTCAAACTCTCACGCGTTAACACGGAATAGTTTATGTAGTAAAACACACTCCGCAAGAGTTGTAAGGTGAAATACCTAGAGAAGTTTGTGCAAGTCAAACTTCCGTGTCCATATAATTTTGTTGACGGGGATTGGTAGCAGAGGTAGCTCGTCAGGCTCATAACCTGAAGGTCACGGGTTCAAATCCCGTATCCCCAACCATTTATCTATAGCAATGCAACATAGAACGTACTAGTCAACTTCTATGAGACCACCGCCTGAAGTCCCAGGTCACGAGCAGCAGTCAGTGGCTGTGATACAACAATATCAATGTGAGAAGGCCGCTCACGATAATTTCGGAAAGATGTAAAGAGTACCGTAGAATGGGTGGAAAGCTATAGAATATATTGGCTCATGGAGTAGCGGTAACTCAACGGACTTTGACTCCGTTATCCCTAGTTCGAATCTAGGTGAGCCAGCCATATGCTTTTACTGCTGAGGGCAAATCAGCGGCAGACGCATACATCTGTCATATATATGTCCTGCGACGCGGCAGGAACCCGCGTCATACCCATGGTTCGTTAGCTCAGCTGGTAGAGCAAGTGGCTGTTAACCACTAGGTCCTTGGTTCGAGTCCAAGACGAATCGCCAGTATATAATTGCAATTATTATATCAAGTCATAACCCCACTTGTAAAATATAGGGTTAGTGGAGGTCCGGAATAACTCCACTTTATGCTTCGATAGCCGAATGGTAAGGCAATTCACTTGTAATGAATAGATTGCGGGTTCGACTCCTGCTCGAAGCTCCATATAGTTCATGGTACACCTCCTTTCATGGGCGGCCGCGAGAGTTCATAGAACAATGCGACCGCCTTAAAATTTGACGAATTTTGGGATTTTGGGTATAATATAAATAGAAAGATGAGAAGTCTTTCGATTGTTCTCTTATTTGATAATATAAATTTTAACAACAACTGTCACTACTTTGTAGTGACTTTTGTTTTACTGAATTTATTAAAGACTTTTAATAAAAAAATGACTTATATATGATAATAAAATAATTCAGACATCTCATTAATAGAGATGGCTTTTATATATATCTCTTGGGCGGTCGATAGGCTTGCCCATTTTTCATATGGAGGATATTATGGCTATAACTTCACAAAATTGGACTTTACCGGGTGTAGAAGCTATTTTGGGACAAAGTGCGATAGCAATAAATGAATTTACTCAAAGTGCATTAAATGGTACTCATGTTTTAACAGAATTAGCAGCAGATGCAAAAGCATTACAGGCAAAAGAACAAAATTTATTGGCTAAATTTGGCGGATTAAATGAATTAAAAAATCGTATCGCTCAATTTAAAGCTGATGCAAATAATTTTGCGGGTAAAGGTTTGCGATTAAATTTTACCATTCCTTATGAAACTGCTATGGATAATCAATTACAAAAGGCACAAAAAGAGTTTGAAATCTATATAGTAAATTATTTAAAAGAACATTTAGCAGAAGATATTTTTAATAATTTAAATGCACAAGATTTATTTAAATATTTAAATTTGCAAGATTTAGGTTTATCTAATCTTATTACAGTAATAGTTTCAGAAAAAGGTGCTACTGTTAAAGGATTAAAACGAAGCGGAGGTCAGGTAGGAGGAAGAAAAGATGATCGTGCTTTATCTGAATTTTTATTAAAAGATTCTTCTTCTGCAGTAGTTGCTAGAATTGGTAAAGCAGTTGCTAGAATTAAAAAAGATTTAGCAAAACAAGGTATTGATTTAGAGGCTCATGCAGAAATTAACCAAAATCGTATTAAAATTTATTCTGGAACAAAATGGGCGCAATTGACTTCACAGGGTGGTGTTCCTTTATCAGAAAAAACCGCGAGAAAAAACCCTGAAATAATAAAAAATATAAATAATATTAATAGACAGATTAAAGATGAAATTAGAACACAATTAGGAATTAATTCATACAATTCAAGAGCTTTTGATTTAGTAATGAATCATATGTTAAATAAAAATCCGTATATGTTTTTTGTGGGTAGAAATGCAAATCAAATTACAGGATTAATAGGTGAAATTACCGCTATGATTTTGTTTTATGACTTAATTCATGCTTATCCTTCAATTGAATGGGCTGCACAACATACGGGTTTATCTGGAACACAAGCTAGTGCTGATATTATTATTGATGCTGGTTATGGTATACAAGTTAAAAACAGTACTACTGATTTTGGAATGATAGAAAATACTGCACAAGAATTAACTATTGGTTTCTCTAATATATCTTTTGATCGTTTAGGAGATATGTTACACTTTAATTCAGAAGCAATAGAAGATTTATATGATACTCAATCATATAATATTTCTTATACTTGGGGTAATGGTTCTGGTACTTTTACAGAAGGCTCTAATAAAAATTTTAATTCAGTTGATAATTATATAGATACACTAATAAAACAATTTGAACTTTTAATGTCTATGTATTCTTCAAGTTTATTATACATGGATGATGCGCGCAATAAAGGTTTAAATGTATATTCAGGAGATATTGGTAATGTACTATATATGGTTAATTTAGTGCCTTATTTAGCATCTGATATGCTTCAAAAAATTATAGGAGCTATAGAAGGACGAAATAGTAATCCATTAATTTTTACTGTGGAACAACATAAAGATTTAATTAGCGGAACTATTGTAGACGATATTAATCCTAATCCTCATGCCTTTTTTTCTGGAGCAGGAAGTGAATATACTTTTGGACCACGACGTAAAAATAGTCGTTATTTAAAAACTTCTTATAATTTTACTTAACAACTAGACCGCATTACTGCGGTCTTTTAAATTTGAAAAATTTTCAAATTTCTTATATAATTATATATATAAGAAGGGAGAAAATTATATGAATCTCAAAATATTTACAAACAACATCGAGCCACAGGCTCTTTCTCAAATATATACCCTCATGTCTCAGCCAGCATTTACCGACTGCAAAGTCCGCATCATGCCAGACGTTCATGCCGGCGCAGGCTGTGTCATCGGATTTACTGCTGACCTTGGCGAGAAAGTTATCCCTAATATCGTCGGAGTTGACATCGGCTGCGGCATGTTGACAGTTGAACTTGGACAGATTGACATTGACTATGCAAAGTTGGATTCAGTTATTCGTATGTACGTACCAAGTGGCCGCAACGTACATGGTGGTGCAACTTATCCAGTTAAAACAATGAAGCAATTATATTGCTATGACCATTTAAAAAATAGAGATTGGATTAGATGTTCACTTGGTACACTTGGTGGTGGTAATCACTTCATCGAAATTGATGAGGATACAGCAGGATATAAATATCTTGTTATTCACTCGGGTTCGCGTAACCTCGGAAAACAAGTAGCGGACTACTATCAGAAAGTCGCTATTGAAAATCTCAGTGGCGTCAACGACATAGGCCGCGCGCAGAAAGAGTTAATTAAATCACTTAAAGCTCAAGGTAGAGAGAAAGAGATTTCAGGAGCAATTGAGGAATTGCATAAGACTTTTAAACCAAAAGCAAAAGGTATTCCAAAAGAATTGAGCTATCTTGAGGGCGAAGATAGACTTAACTATCTTCATGATATGAAAATATGCCAGGAGTTTGCCGTAGCCAATCGTGCAATGATGGCAGATATAATTTGTCGTCATATGCAATGGGTGCCGGTGTCATCGTTTGAAACAATTCATAACTATATTGAACATGATACAAATATGGTGCGTAAAGGTGCTATATCTGCAAAGTATGGCGAGCGTGTACTAATTCCAATCAACATGCGCGATGGTTGTATTATTGGCATTGGTAAAGGTAATGAAGATTGGAATTGTTCTGCTCCACATGGCGCCGGCCGCCTTATGAGCAGAGCAAAGGCAAAAGAGAACATATCACTTGAAGACTTTGAAGCCTCAATGGAAGGTATCTATACTACTTCGGTTAATCGTTCTACACTTGATGAGTCTCCAATGGCTTATAAATCAATGAACGAGATATTGGAGAATATCGGAGATACAGTAGAGGTTGAACGTATTATTAAGCCAGTTTATAATTTCAAAGCATCTGAATAGAGGGTAGAAATACCCTCTTTTTAATTTGAAAATTTTTAAAATTTTTGGTATAATTATAATATAAGGTAAGAAAAGAAGTAGAAAGGAAAGTGTCTATGAGCAGATATATAAATCCAAAGAACTTCCATGAACTCGTTGTCGAGATGAACGCAATGGACTTCGGTGACTGGGTTGAGAACGAAGATAGTGGATGCTATGTAGAAATTGGTAATTTACGTGAGGGCAAATATGAACTTTATGAAAGAGGGATATTTATCGGTTGCACTCACGATGTAGTCGCGGCCGCTCAGTTCGTAGCAAAAGGTTGGAACTATCAGGAGTCAGCCGAAGAGGCGGCAAGGCGAAGGATTAGAGAAGACTTTGAAGAATCTATAAGGAATGGTTGGATTTACGGATAGAAAGGAAAGTAATATGGCTTGTAATTGTGGATATTGGTGGGCAGACCTTGACGAAAATGGAACTCCAATTTCAGTTGAATATTGTCACTATGACGGTCCAGACGAGTGGGCGCCATGTGAGCAGGACGAAGAATCTGATGGCTACTGGGATGAGGAACCTGATGGCTATTGGGATTGGCTTTTGTCTGGAGACTATGATGAAATAAGTGATGAAACTCTTGAAGCTATTAATAATATTGAACGAGAATTTTAAAAGGAGGCATCAAATGGGTGATATAGTTACATTTTATTTTGGGTCGCAGATTTTAGAAGTATATGTCGATTATGCAGAAGATGATGTACCTTTAGATGCAACACCTACTGATATTCGCGATATAGCTCTTGATAAGTTTGAAATGGGTATGACCTATAAAATAAGGGAGGCTTAAATGGGAACGAACTATTATGTAGTGCCAAATAGACCATCAATAGCGGAACCTATTCATATAGGTAAATCTTCTTATGGTTGGCTTTTTTTATTCCATGAAGTCAATGAACCATATAGAGATATTCCAATTATATGGTGGTCTTATGAAGGTGTAATGAATTGGCTTGAAGTTCATACGGTTGATAAACAAGAATATGTGATTATAAATGAATATGATGTAATAGTTAGTTTTGATGATTTTAAAAAACTCGTAGACACAAAACAGGAGCAGTTTAAAGACAATCCAGATAATTTTACATATTGTCGTAATGTAAATGGATATAGATTTACAGAAGGAGAGTTTTGTTAATGGAAGAGATAAATGAAAGAATAGTACAAATTTGGATTGATGATTCATTCATGGAAATTGAACTCAATCAGCCGAAAGATTGGAGCGAAGATAAATTTTATCAAGAAGCTGTAAATTATGTGCTTAGTAATATATCAATTGATATACTATAAGAAAGGAGATATATATGGTAGTTAAAGTTGTTTTTGGAAGTGGCTGTAAAATTTATGCTTACAATACAAATCTTAATCTTCTGCTAGGTGGAACATATGATATTGTTTCTAGTGGTAGCAGTGGTGGTTTTAAAGGTTATGATTCATATATTACTGTAGTTCATATCGAACCTGGTAATAACTCAACGTTGAGGACAATTACCGAGGCGCATCTTATCAAAGGACCTCGTAAGCCAGAGAAACCTTATAAGCAGGTTGTAGTTAATAAATCTAAGCGTACCATTTGTGTAGTATGGAAAGACGGCACGCGCACAGTAATGAAATGCCACCCAGATGATGAGTGGGATGAAGAAAAAGGTATTGCTATGTGCTTTATGAAAAAGATGTTTGATAATAGAGGTTGTTATTATGACACCTTTAAAGACATCACATATATGGGGGAATAATGGAAAGTTATAGAGATATATATAATCGTTTTGTTAAAAATTATAGAACCGATACTGGGGGTATAAATATATACCCTCAGTTTGATAGTGATTTAGATACTCTTTTAGAGTGGTTAGAAAACGATGACGCAATGGGTGACTGGTTACCAGATGGAACATATACTCCGGACTTGGGATTTGATTGTACGTGGCGGCCAGCCGAAGGAGAGTGTGAATGAGAACTATATGTGATGTAGCATTTTCAGTTATGGTGCTAATTGTAATAACTTTTAATTTTGTAACAGACCGTTTAACCATGGGTGAGTTTTTAATTGCTATAATGGTTAATTATGTAGGCACAAGATATTTGCTGATGTCTGATTTAGATTTGCGGTTGACTGAACTAGAAATTGAAGCTGCACTTGAACAACAGGAACAAGAGGAAAAAGAATGAATATATTAATGTTTATTTTTACTGCTGTATATTTAGTTGGAATTATAATAGGACATCATTTAAATGTGATAAGTGATAATGCTTATTATATTTGTATGGGATTGTGGGCTATTATGTTTATTTTAAATACGAATGGAGAACATAATGAGCGATGGTAAATATATATGTATGAAATGTAAGTGCGCGGGTGCTAAATCACTCGTGCCTTTTAAAATTATCGAAGATAGAAATGGTGAATCGGTGAAGTTCAGAGGACAGTTATGTGAGAAATGTTTCAATGAATTGATGGCATCGGCGCAGAATACGAAGGAGGAAGACAATGAGAGTAGTAAAGTTTGAAGATGTTGTTAGTGTTTTAGAAGACCACCTTGATACTCCTGAGGCGGCGGGTATAGTATATGATTTACTTGACTATATGTTTATCATAGCAGATAAATAAAAATTGAAAATTTCTTAAATTTCTTATATAATTATAATATAAGAAAGGAAAGGAAATTTTATGGATAGACTTCTTAACAGAATCAATGAGGCAGCTATAGCGGCAGACCGCATTATTAATATGGTTGAGTGTGCAGGTTTTGATGTGACTGACCCAACTTCAATTATTAATAGCTGGGATTATTGCTCTATGCCAGAGGGTATGCAGTATGCTTATGGCGCTTCTCGTATTGTCCTTTGGGACGAGGACTATTGCGACTATGTAATCAAGATTGCTCTTGATGAAAAATATGAAAAGTTCTGTCAGCATGAAGTTGAGGTTTATGAGGCTGCAGTAAAGGAAGGACTTGCTGATAACTTTGCTTGGTGTATGTGCTATGCTGAGCCGCAGTATGATGATGAGGGTAAGTATGAAACACCTGGTATCTATGTTATGGAATACATGGATTGCAACGAAGATGCAGTTGCTGATGCTACATATAAACATGGATATGAGGAATACTGTGAATCACATGGACTTGATAGTTCAAACTGGGATTCAATAGATGAGTATGATAACTGGTGGGAAGGCGACTCTGAAGATAGGGTTTTAGACTATATGGAATCACTGATGTCTTCAGAATATAAAAGAATGTTTGAAGTGTTTATGTGTAAGTGGTGGATAACAGATATTCACGAACAGAATGTCGCCCTGAAACCAGATGGAAGTATGGTAATAATTGATTATGCAGGGTGGAACTGGTAATGGGAAGGCCGCAGTGTAAGTATACACTACGGTCTTTTTTAATTTGAAAAATTTTAAAATTTTTGATATAATTAATTATAAGATAAGGAAAGGAAAGGTTTTACTATGACCAAGAGACAGTTAATAAATGTACTCGATGAATTCGATATGGACGAAGAACTTGATATGAATGAGATTGAGTTTGTTCTTCATTTCAGAGAACAGGAACAGATACCAAGAACTTACGCAGAAATTGAATATGATGACTTCGATGACCCAGAAGCAATCATGGGTGCGAAGTTTGACGATATGAATTATTTGAGATACCGTGAGAGATAGGAGGGATAGATGCAGATGTGGTTTGAAAGTGATATAACTTGGTGCAGCGATAGCATTAAATGTACTAATACAGAGTGCTTTAGACATCTTGCAAATAAGAATGATGAAGAGAAAATCTTTACCTGTGGCGCGCTCATGGGTACAGAATATTGCCCAATGAGTGAGGAAGGAGAAGAGTAATGAGTACATATACACAGTTCTTTATAAGACATGAGAATACATTTCTTCCAATAGGTTCTTTTGTTGGAGGTAATTACATCTGTCAGTTATTTAATAATTTTGCTCCGTGGGAAAAGATTAGACCTATAACAATATCAGACCTTGAGAGAATACGTAATGAAATGGTATTCGATATAGACAAGGCTGAGGAGAAGTTGAAAGAGATTGATAAGCGCAGAGCATTAATTGCTACTTTTAATAACTCAATTGAAGAAAAACTTGAAGCTATCTCTGGATGTGACGAGTATGAAGCGGAAATTAAAGATGATTTGAAGATGGCTGAGTATACAAAGGGATATTTAAATACTCTTTCAGACATACTTGATGATGTTCAATTTAATGAAAGGTATGATAGTGATACCTATCTTTACGTAGGTGTTGAAGTTGGTAATCCTACAGTTGATGACATAGTTTAGGAGGATATATGAAGGTTCTTATAAGTAGAGGTTATGGCGCAGGTTGGTCCACATGGAATGACTCGAGAATGGCGTTCGATGAGCGTTTGATTAGAGCGTTTGAGTGCGGCATTTCATTGGAAGATATGAAGGAGCTGTGTGTGGCTTGTGGCTACACCGACATCTACGGCGGCCCGCCGTATATGGGGGGTTTTAAGAACCTTATGGTGGTTGAGGTGCCAAGTGGTACTATGTTTCGTATTCATGAATATGATGGTTATGAATCAGTTGAAATGCTTGACATGGATGATTGGTATGTAGCTGAAGGTGAATATTATCCTGTATAAGGAAAAGACCTAACTATGTTAGGTCTTTTTTATTGTCCTACGTATTTAGCGGCGCTTCAACCTCTAATGTCATAAGTTGAGATAGTGTCGCGACATAGGCGACCGGCCGCAGTCTACATAGGTCGTAGACGTATAACTTCAAATTTGAAAAATTGAAAAAATAATGATATAATTATATTATAAAGTGAAGAAAGGAATATAATTATGGAACTTACAATAAATAATACATACTTTAATTGGGATTTAGATTTACTGAAGGACGTTTTTCCCACACATAAAATACACCAGCTTGTTAAGGACTTTGTCCATTCTATTGACCCAGAAATAAAGGTTCATATGTCTGGTGATGAGTTTTATTGTATTATAAGTGAGAAAATAATTAATGTTCCTTTTGTTTCTGATCCAGAGGGAGACAGATTATTCCATGATTTTGTTTTAGATAAATTTGGAAAATCAATAAATCCTTATATTATGGGGGTATTACATGAGGTATTTCATATAGTTACTTACGATGAGAACCTTGATAAAGATAGGGATATTCTTTATTTTATGCTTCAACTTGATTTTAATGAAGAGCGTTATGAAGAATTTACTCGTATGTATTTCTCTATTCCAAGTGAGTTCGCGGCGACAGAAGGCGCCGTTAACTATTATTTATCCCATAAAGAACAGTGTGATAATCTTATAAAGGAGATTGGTTATGAAGCTTGATAAGAGACAGTTCTGCATAGCAGTTGAAACTTACAAGACGATGTTAGAGGAAGAGAACCAGATGATTGATGCTCTTGATATTAGTCCAGAGTGGAAAGGCTCAGATTGGATTGCAAATTATTATGATTTACTTTCTGACCTGTGCGAATTAGAAAAGGACCCATATGTAGGCACCGACCTTGATTGGTTCTGTTTTGAAACGAATTTTGGTCAGAAGGAAGATATGAATAAGGTGTATGATACTGAAACAGGTCGCACTTGGACAATTCAAAGTCCAGACATCTTATATGATTTTATTACAAGAAACGATTAATTTATGGGACGGCCGCGCTTCTACGTATAGGAGTGCGGTCTTTTAAATTTGAATTTTTTAGGAATTTTTGATATAATTAAGTATAAGATAAGAAAGGAAAAATTATTATGATAGTAAGTGCTGCAATAAAATATCAATTATATCCACATGATGATACTGGTGGAGAAGTAATTCTTCCACTTCATCGACACGGTGATGGTGGAATTATATTAAAGGCTTTAGGTTTTGAACCAGGCGATTTTAAAATTATTGAACAGGGTTTTCTTACTGAGAAAGGTGAGTTTCTTGGCCGCTTTGATGCACTATGTGAAGCTGTTGAGTGTGGTCAGCTTAGTGATTTGAGTGATGAGCAGTTTGAAATGATTATAGCAAGTGATAAGTTAATGAGTGAGGACCTGTGGTAGAAAGGAATAACTTATGGCAATGGTAGACTATGGCGCGATTGCGTGGAAAGATGGAAAGCTTATCTCAACTGATATGTTTACTCCAATGGAAGATATGGTTGGTTGGAGTGATATAAATGAAAGTAAATCAGTTGGTTCCAACTTGACGCTAGCTGGTAACTGTTTTGGCTACATAGGTGATAAGGATTTTACTATTGGTTTTTATAAAAATGTAATGCGTATATATAGCTCAGTTGATGAAAATTATAATGAAACAATATATTTTGGTAGCGAACCTTTTAAAAAGTGGAGTTATTGGAAGAAATGGTATTTTTTCACTTCAGTATATGATGACGCCGAAGTTATAGTGCGGCCGCGAAAATTCCATGACTATTACATATGTAAAATGGATTATCGTGGACATAAATATAAAGTTGCTTTTGGTTATGGGGTAGATTTAAAATACTACAAGAAAACCCACATTATCGACTACTATGGAACACCATGGTTTAAGATTGGTAGCCTGTGTAGAGATATAAAATATAAATTTGAAGATTGGAAATGGAGTAAAGGATTATGATATACAGTGTATATGTAAGTTATTACAACGAGTTCGCAAAAGAAGAATACAAGAATGCCGATGGAATGGTTGAAGCTAATTGCTTTGTATGGGGCGATACTATCAATGAAGTAGTTAATTATGTGACTGATTATTTCGGTGAAAAAGAAATTGACGAAATTCATTGTAAGCCAATTTCACCAGATAACCTTATCGAGTTTCGCGGTACGGATAGAGTTTTGTTTATGAAAACTGAATCTGACATTATAGAAAACGTGGTATGGTAATAAGGAGAAGTATCAATGGCGCGCAAAGTAAATAAAGACTATGTAAGTCAATACAAGAAAATAATAATGACCCAGCCTCTGGTTCATGGAAAGTATATACAGCTTACCTATGAGAAAGATATAGATGGTAGATGGAAAGCAAGATATTCAACTAACTCTGCCTACCATATCTGTCAATACGATGGTAATTTTAGGAACTGTAAGGACTGCGGCGCATTAGACGAAGACTTCGATGTAGAATTTTGCTTAAATAAAGAGCAGATTCTTAGCGCCGGCGCAGTTAGCATAAGGGTAAATGAATGTTTGGCTTCAGGTTTAGAAGTGCAGTTTATTGATTAGAGATATAAGGAGATTATAATGGAAGTAATTTGTAAAGAGAAACTGAATACTATTTTTTGGAGACATGAACATGATGGAGATTGGAGTTGGGCAGACCTTGATGAGGTAATTTCAACCTATGAGGATGAGCCGTATACCGAACTTTCTTATTGGCAGCCGGTGCGGCGCGAGGGTTCAGAGGAAATTCTGTATCATGTGTTCTTTTGTAAAAGCTGTGATAAGCCAATACTCGCGGTTGATGTAAATCATGATTATAAGTTTTGTCCACACTGCGGCAGAGCTATTTGGAGGGATTAATGAGCTGGATTAAAGAAATCATAATATGGGGTTTAGGTTTAATTGGTGCCTGTGCTTGTATGGTGATAGGTATAAATCTGGGCGTATGGATTTGTAATTTAATATGGTAGGAGTAATATATGGAAGAAGTGAATTGCCCTGTTGATAATTGTGAAGATTGTGAATTTAATAGGTCTCAATCATGGTGCGCGCGAGCTCTTCCAGATTATAAAGGACATACTGAATTAGAAAAAATTCGTATGGAAGGATTTTGGGAAGCAGTAGACTGGTGCGAAGAACACTATCAGTGGCTGGAAAAACATTATGAGAAACATAACGACTATATCGCAGTAATGGAAAAGTTAATTGATTTGTGCTATTCTGACGGACGGCCGCCTACTGCGGAAGAAGTAGCTGAAATAGATAATTATTGGAATGGTGAAGAATAGTGGAAAAATGGGATTGTTATTGGGCTTGGGATGGAGATGTAGAAGTCGATGGCGAATATTTTCCAGAAAATCTCTGTCGACTTAACGGCTATTCCAAATGTGAGCCTTGTAAAATTTGTCGCAGATATGTGCGATATGATAAGATTGATGAGTATATAAGACATCTATTAGAAGAAATTGAACTATTGGAGAAGTTGCCTTGAAAGAATATATAGTAAAGGAATGGTATGATGATATAGGTATATTACAACAGCAACGAGTGTGTGAATTGGTTCGATGTGGTGATTGTATTCATACTCGCGGTGAACGGCTGCGCCGGCTGCGCATCGTCGGATTGGTTTATTGCGAAGAACATAGAATGGTTAAGAACGAAACTGACTATTGTTCTTACGGGAAAAGATTGGAAGGGTGAATTAACCCTTCTTTTTTATTGGGAATTATTTTGTAGAAAGTTCTACGCATACTCGCGGCGGGTCATAAATTTTCTAGAAAACCGTCCATTCGGTCAGTCTATGGGACGGCCGCGAGTATACGTATAACAGGAACATAGAGTCGTAATTAATTTTGTAGGAATTTCAACGAGCATTTATTTTGTAGGAATCTGCGAGGCTATTTATTTTCCAAAAATTCGTGTCTCAAAAAAATAGTAGGAATTAAAACTAAAATCTACTTATAATCAAAATAGAAAAACTTATACATATATGTATACGTATTACGTATACGTATATATATACATATACTTATACGTAAAAAAGCCAATGTAGTGAGCTCCGCGTGTCGGTCCTGACAAGGGGCGCAGTCCCCGCAGCTCAGGAACGTACCGCGGAACTACTACGGACAACCGCAACGGCTAGTATACATATATACAACGGCCAGCCGCGACAAAACAACGTACCTCCGGTTTCACCCCGGAGGCCCACAACAATTAGTATACGTAGTTCGTATAAGTATATATATACGTATATAAGGGTCCAGCTTCTGCGGAACAACGTACCTCGGGTCTCACCCCGGAGGTAGAGTGCGGCAAGTATACGATAAACGTAAACGGATAGGAGGTAAGAGGGTAGGTATAGGAGGACATATAACGGTAAACGTATGGAGCAGCAGATACGATAAACGTAGTTGGGTAACCTCAATAATAAACGTATAAGTATATAGGTAAGTAGGTCGTATACGTATACGTATAAGTAGTTGCCGTAGTCGTAAAAAAGTGTGCGGCGATTGTGCAGCTACGTATACGAAGAGGTTGTCTACTTGTTGGGAGGGTGACTTGCCTACGGGAACGTCGTGTAGGGGTCAGGAGATAGGTAGTAAAAGCTATAAAAAATGGCAGCCCCACACACCATCAAAAGTCAAATTTTGTGTTCAAAAAACAAAAAAATAATGCGAAAATTTGTAATTTTTTGTCAAATTTCCACAAAAAAACAGAACAAAAGAGAAAGCACAGGTGTAAAACCTGTGCTTTTACGTATAAGTATTACGTATACTACACGAGAATGTAGCCCTTGACCTTTCCAGACTTGCCCTTGACCTCTGTCTGAACAGCGCGTCCAGCTGCAACCAGTCTCTTGGCGATTACAGTCGCCTTCTGCGAAGTCTCGATGCCCTCGACAGCGTCTCTGATGTCGGAAGCAGTCATAGCGTCCTCACCGAGCACTGCAAGCACTCCATCCTCAAGCACCTTCTCCGAAGCCAGCTTCTCAGCTCTCTTCTCAGCTGCTCTGTTGCGTCTCTTCTCACCCTCAGCCTCGTGAGCCGCGAGCATTTCTGTGAACTTTTCCTTTACTTCCTCAGTTACTTCACCTGCGATAACTGCCTTGTAAGCTTCAACCTTTGTCATTTTGTCCTACTTTCTCTCACACTAGGTAGTGAGCACCAGTTACGTTGAATGTTGTTTTATAGTGGTGGAGAAGTTACTTTTCTCTCTCACTTTCTATATATATTATAGCAAAATTTTCAGAACTTTTCAAATTATTTATTTCTGAATCCTGCGGGAAAGTGAGAAAGAACGTTCGGCGGAAAGCCTTTTATTTTACTTTATTGTCTCTCTCACTTTCTATATATATTATAAAGCTATTTTGAAACTTTTTCAAATTTCAATTTGTGGGAACGCAGCCGCCATCGAAGTCACAGCTCGTGGGATGCGCGCTGAAAATTTGACAAAATTTTTCAAATTTTGACGACGACACAGCTCCAAAGAAATTTGATTTTAAAAGTCAAATTTTTAGGCGGCACCCCGCAGCTCTTAGTCGCAGCTCCTTTTCGTCGCACAGGCGCAGCTCCGTCGCGCGGGCCAGCTGCAGCTCCTTCACAGCTCCCTAATGCAGCTCCTCCACGGCCGACATCGGCGGCGCGTGGCCGCGGCACACGAACATTTGTTCGGAACATATGTTCGAGTTAGACACGACTAACTAAGTTAGAGACCTCTAATTGTTAATAAATTATTAACAAACTCGCTCCCAAAATTTGACTTTGTTAAAAATTTGACAATCAGCCCGGGCAATGTCCGGACCAGATCGGCCCGGATCCGCGCGACGATAACTATTTATCTGCCACCGAACATATGTTCGATAGTTGACCAATAAAAAAGGGTGGTTTACTTACCACCCTTTTCCGCAATCTCTGCGCGCTTGCGTCTGAGTTCTGCATCGCGTGCAATCTTGCGCGCCTTCTCGGCTTTGCGCTCTTCGGCTTTGCGTTCCTTCTCTGCGAGATTGTGAACGTAATCCTCTGCGAGAGCATAACCATCGTATGGTTCTGTTCCCTTATTCGCGCCAGTTGGCACCTTGAAGTTGATAACGATGAAGTCCTCGTTGCCTTCGCAACCTACGCAAGGAATTGCGATTTCATTGGACTTGACGCGAAGAACCTCTTCGCCACCTTCAAAGAGAAACTTCGACACTCTGTCGAGAAAATCTGCTCTGATGAGTTCACGTTCTGCTTTTCTTGATACTGCCATAGGACACCTAACCTTTCACTTCAAATCTTTATCTTATATTATAATTATACTGATATTTTCAGAGATTGCAAGTTTTTTAAAAAGTGCAAGATTTGGGAAAGTTTGTCTTGACTAACTTGCGCGGCGGCCCGGGCAGAAAAAGATTGTTGTTATTTTATTAACAAGTGACCGGCCGCCGAATACGAACGTTTGTTCGTTTTCAGATAAATAAAAAGAGGTATTATACCTCTTTAAATTCGATATATGGTAAATCTGATTCTTGGCTAACCTCTTTGATTATTATGCGTGGTGTATAATCTTCTTTAAGCAGAAAGAAATCAATTTCTTCATCGACTTCATAATTAAGTAATATATTTATAAGTTCTCTAACTGTCATTATTTTAATCTCCTTTCTTTATCTAATATAATTATACTCTTTTATTTCTGTTTGTCAACACCTTTTTAAAAAGTTAATTTATTAACAAGTGACCGGCCGCGGTGTGTGAAAATTTTAACAAAGAGCATAAAAATAAAATGTGGTAGTTACCACATTTTACAATCATAGTTAAGTCCGTCTAACTCGATACATTTCATTAAGATTTTATACTCGATTTCACTATCTAAAAGTGCTGTGTGTTCTTCTACAAAATCATTATCAAAGAAATAACGAGCGACTATTTCTGCGGTATATCTATTTGCATTTCTTGCGGTGAGATAACCATTATCAATGCAGAATTGACGATAATTTTTATCTGTTTTCAAAACCTCTCTTGAATATGCGAGTATATCACAAAACGAAGTCGCATAAGGGAAGAAAAAACGATACTTCGATTTAGTTAAATATCTCTGTGTTGTTGCGAGTGCGCAATAATCAAATCTGCAATTATACGCATAAACTTTTGTGATGTTGTTCTCTTTCATTATGTGGCGAAGTGTCCACATTATGTTTCTGAAAGAAGTTAGAGTTCTCAAACCACTTTTAATCTCTTTCCAATATGTTGGGATTTTCTCTGCGAAGTATGCCGAAGCCATAAGTTCCTTATCGCAGAAAACGTCTGCGTTTACGAACGAATGTTTAGAATAGATTGTTCCATTGTAATCTGCTACGATGAAACCGCAATCATAAACCAAACTATCTGTCAAATCATTGGTCGTTTCAGTGTCTATAATGAGTATTTTTTCCATTGTGTTTTATTTCCTTTCTTTATTGTATCTACATTATAGCAAAATAAAAAAGGTGTGTCAATACCTTTTTTAAAATTTTTTAAAAGTTATTTTTTTAACAAGGCGGCCCGGGCGAACGAGTGCGAACACTCGTTCGCACCCTTATACATTCATTACTGCATCAGTAAGAGTTTTAAGCATTACATTCTGATACCATTCAAAATTGTGTATCTGTCTATATACTTTTACTGTAGTAGGAATGTCAACCTCAACATATCCAATGCATCTATCTACATAAATTTCTTTTTTAAAAGAACTTGGACATTCTCCAACTTTTTTAATAAGTCCTCTACGCTGAAGTGCTTTCATTGAAGCACCACTAATCATATAACCGCCCTTTTTATTGCGTAAGTCTTTTACTGTGAAATCTTTTCCGTTTACTTCTGTTTCGATAACTTCAAGAGTTCTTTTTACCATTCTCATTTCATTCTTAATATCATAGATTGCTTTCATTGTATTACTTCCTTTCTTTTTTCTTTTATCTTACAATGTAATTATAAGCGATTTATTATGGGAAGTCAATACCTTTTTTATGTTTTTTTATGTTTTTTACCTGTGAATTTTTTCACAAGGCGGCCCGGGCAAAAGCGAACGTATGTTCGCTAATTGACATTATAAGATTTTACGAATGAGAGTTTAAAAAATTCTCTGATAATATAATGATGATGACATTCTGTGCATTCTACCTTATTAGTTTCTACCATCATATCATCAGTAAAATCTCTATCTAATGTAGCAATAGGATAATAATTTTCCCAACCTTTAACACCACACTTTGGACATTTAACCATTGCATTTCTCCTTTCCAAGATAGTGTATTTCTATCAATCTAATTGCTTTCTTTTTATTCTGTTCTGAATGATAACCACTTCTTATCCATTCAATTGCTTCTGTTTTTGTCATTGTACCATTATCTATTTGACGTATTGCACTTTCATAAATTTTATGATACATTTTCAATCCTCCTCTTCTGACAACTCTTCGATAGAATCATAATATGAATCTGTTTCGTAAGAATAATCAATCATATCCAATGCTTCATCTACTGTATTCGCTTCAATGATATATTCAGTTGTCATTGTAATACGATAAGTTTTCATTTATCTATCTCCTTTAATCTTCAAAAAGGTTGCTTCGGCTTCAAACCAATTGCGTAAATAAATAATAGTTTTTCCATAATCTTCATCAGAAAAATTATTTCTCATTACTTCATTTATCAAAAAAGTTTTTACTTTTTCTGCTACTTCTATTGTTTTGTCCATTTCTAATCTCCTTTCTTTTGATACCTAATTATAACAATAATTTAAAAATTTGTCAAGTAGAAAGTTTGTCGTTAATTTTTTTAACAATCGGCGCCCGGGCGAAAGCGAACGTGTGTTCGCTTTATTCTTTAATTTCTTCTCCAAGTTCAAAGTGCGAAAATTTGTAATATGTATTTATTATATATTCTGACCCACACTGTTTACAATAGCAAGTGCCTATATCTATATAAGTATCGTTAAAAATATCACTATCGTTATATTCATCTTCAAGTATCAATTCGCCCTTACACTTGGGACATCTGATATTTATTACTTCCATTTTATTCCCCTTTCTAATTTATAATCTTTTCAATCCATTTTTTAAGTTCTATTAATACTTCTGTGTCATTTTCGATGTCATATTCTTCCATAATGTCAATAATTGACATTTTACACTTGAGTATACATCTTATAGTTTTATCTTCCATTCTATTTTCTCCTTTTTAATTTATAATCTTTTCAATTGTAAAAATAATCGTAAACTATATTATATAATAGTGATAGAAATTTATCTTTGTATGATTTTTTAGAGTTTTCAAATTCAAACTCAACCACATTATCTTCGTTTTCTACGATTGTCTCAACCTTAATTGGATTATTTTTATAGTCATAAAATAAACTACAACCAAAGTTTAAACCTGCTTCATCTGTACCATACCATTTTTTAGAATTGTAAGGTATTTCCTTAATAACTCCATTACGAACTAATTTTTTTAACACAACAGATGCTTTCTGTGTAGTTATATCATTATCATAAGCAATATCTGAAGCAAGCATCAGTTTTTTACGAGCAACAAGATACCAATAGATGTCTCTCTCTAATTCGAAAGTATCAGTCATTTTTATTTCCTCCTTTGATACTCTAATTATAAAGCAATTATTTTGAAAAGTCAACACTTTTCTTTGTATTAAAATCCATACAATCGCGCCCGGTCGTGCCCGGGCCGGCGCGAACATATGTTCGTTTTCTACGAACGAAAAAACGCACTTTGCGTGCGTTTCTTCTTGAAAGGAGGTGAAAGAAATGAAAACCATTTAAGTGGGGTGGGACTTATGCGTGCCCACTATACGCTTTAAGGTTAGGCGAGAAAGTATCCTTTCTGCGTTCCCTTTCCCTTAACCTTTACATCGACTGACTGAACGCCCTCGACTTTCTTAACGAGTGCCGATGCTTTCTGCGTTGAAATCTCGCAGAGTTCCGCAATCTTCGATGCGAGCATTGGCTCATCTGTGAGAACTCTCGAAATTGCTTCGATGATTGGCTCGTTAGCAATCTGTGTCTTTGACTTGGTGTTTGCTCTCTTTGCGTTGCGAGCATCAAGTTTTGCGATTGCTTCGCTTGCGAATGAGGTCATTTCCTCGTTGATGTTAGCGTTGATAACTGCGTTGTAGAAATCTCTCTGTGTCATAATTTTGTTTCCTTTCTTTTTTTAACTTTTTAACTTGTGTCTTTATTATAACTGATTTGTTTGGGTTTGTCAAGACTTTTTTAGAACTTTTTTAATTTTTTTTATTTTGTTCTTTTCTATTCCTCTTGACAATTATATTGTAGCACACTTTTTAGTTTGTGTCAATATCTTTTTTATGTTTTTTTATGTTTTTATCAAGGGGAGTGTTTCTTAAAGTTGTTTCCTAATACTGAACCCTAGATTTTTTCGGAGGGTTGCCTCGGCACTTCCCGTGGGCATCTCTCCCCTTGACAATTATAGTATAGCAAAAATTTCTAAATCTGTCAACACTTTTTCCATTAGTTATTTTTTTAACAATCGCGCCCGGGCCACGTCGAACACACGTTCGACCGGCCGCAGTGTATATAAATACATAAAAATGAGAACCTTTACAGAAAGGCTCTCATTTTCTTTATCAAATCTTTTTCATCAAATGCTATTCCATTCCATTCGTTTCTGTTGTGTTCTTCATCATCAAACAGAATACCTTTTGCAAGTGATGTTTTTGGTGTTCCGTAGTCTACGATATAAACATTATCGAACTTTACGCTTGGGATATGAGTTTCAAACCATTCAAGTTTAGTCTGTTTAACTCTTGCATTGTATTCTTTTGTGCCATTTTTTGAAGTCCACGAAATGATATTTACTTTCCAACCTTTATTCTGCAATTCGTGGATTGTTCTTGCGAACCATACGAGATTTACAAGTGGTTTTGCTTCTCTGTATGGTCTAACATCTTCATTGATAAGGTCATCGAGCCAACCATTCACGCCATAGAGATTGATGAATGTTCCGTCGCAATCGAGATTGATAATTTTTATCATTTCTGTTTTCCTCTCTTTCTTTCTTTGTATCTATATTATAGACTATTTATGAGAGTTTGTCAATAGTTTATTTTGTATTTTCTTGTTTTTCTTTGACGATAGAAATTGCTATTTCAATTGCTTCAATCGTTTCAGGCGAATAAGTGCAATTATTAATTCTTAACTTTGCAAATTCAAGTCTATCAATTATTTCTTCGTATGTCATTGTCTTAATCTCCTTTCCTTTTGTACCTTTATTATAAAGGATAAGTTTAAGGAAGTCAACCCCTTTTTATGTTTTTCTTTGTTTTTTCCGTCGTGAAAAAATTCACAATCGCGCCCGGTCGACTTTGTTGTTAATTTATTAACAATCTATGTACAAGTTCGCGCGATGTAAAGTTTCCTTGACATCGCGCGAGTATACGTAATTTTTAAAATTTTATTGTGGAGTATAAAATTTTTCATATGGATTCCATTCAATATCAATATGACATTTTGTAGAAGTTTCAATTTTATTAGTAATTATCATTCCATAGTTTGTTATATTATTTATAATATTATAATATGTTTCTTTATCTATAATTTGTATACCTCTTTTACATACGTTAATCTCATATATCATTATTTTATTCTCCTTTCTTATTACACTTATATTATAATCAAATTATTTCAATTTGTCAACACTTTTTTAAAAGTTATTTTTTTAACAATCGACCGGACCAATGGACCGGCCCGCGCGAACATATGTTCGATATGTTCGCAATAAAAAAGGGTTAGCGAGTGCTAACCCCCTTTAGGCTATGCGAAGAAGTATCCCTTCTGTGTGCCTTTGCCCTTTACCTTGACATCGCACACGCTGACACCCTCAACTTTCTTGACAAGTGCGCTTGCCTTCTGTGTGGAGATTTCCATTTCCGAAGCAAGTTCGCTTGCGAGTTTCGGCTCAGATGTGAGAAGCGAAGCAATCTTCTCGATGAGCGGTGCGTTTTCCTTCTGTGTCTTGGAAGGTGTAGACGCTCTCTTTGCGTTGCGTGCATCAAGTTTTGCGATTGCGTCTGTGGCGAAAGCCTTGAGTTCTTCCCACTGTGTTTCAGTTGGCTCAATATCATAAGCATTAACGATTGCTGTGTAAAATTCTCTGTTAGTCATTGTGTTTTTCCTTTCTACTGACTTGGGTTTTGTTTTTTCTTTGTGATTATATTGTAGCAAACTTTTGAGTGTTTGTCAATACCTTTTTTAAATTTTATTTTAGTGGACGAGCCTAGGAAGTTCCACTGCCGACTACTCACTCACCGTCAGCACTCTTTGTTGTGATTATATTGTATCAGATTTTTTTCAATCTGTCAATACCTTATTTAGAATTTCTTGTGAAAACTTTGAAGTTTTCGCATACCTTTGAAGCGAGTTCGTTTGCTTCTTCAAGTGTTGACGCTTCGATTGTGAAAAGTTCGAATGTATCGAGATTTGCGAATGTGTAAATGCTCATTGACTTTTCTCCTTTCTTTATTGTATCTATATTATATCATAGATTTTTTATTTTGTCAACACTTTATTTTGTTTTTTTATGTTTTTCTGTCAAGGGGAACTTGTCAATCGAATTACCTTCCGCGCGCGTTGAAGTTTCTACCTTATCCCCTTGACAATTATATTGTATCACATTTCTGTGATAGTGTCAAGGGGTTTTGAAAAGTTTTTCATTTTTTTTCGATGTCCTCTCCGTATGAAATTCCTCTAGGCTCATCATACGCGTGTGGATTTCCACTCCGAAGAGATTTCTCTTGATGGTCGTCATCTCCCCTTGACAATTATATTGTATCACATTTCTGTGATATTGTCAAGAGGTAATTTCTACTTTTCTCAAAATCTTTTTGAGAACCAACCTCCTACCTCGATTTCCCTCTTGACAATATAAGTATAGCAAATCTATATAGGAAAGTCAACATCTTTTTTGTATTTGTTGACATACAATCGTGTTAATTTTTTCACAAAGTCGCGCCCGGGTCAACCTGGACCGGAACGACACCCGGATCGCGGCCCGGGCGCGACCGAACATATGTTTGATGAAGAGGGAATAAAAAAATCGGTTTCTGTTGCCAAGTACCGAGGAACTCCGAACTTATTCAGTGGCGAGGTCTGCATCCGTAGCAATCCTTGTAGAGGTCAGAGTAGATTGACCAATCCATTGGGTCATTACTCTCGCAAGCGATAAGATACATTCTATGCATATCTTCCCACGCTCTGCGCTCGTCTTCGATTGCTCTCTGTTCCTCTTCGAAAGCCTGAATGGTTTCTTCGGAGAGGTAGCATACACACCCGCGAATGGTGTATTCTCGAAGCATTTAATTGTCTCCTTTCCTTTACTGTATCTATATTATAACACGGTTTCGGTGTTTTGTCAATACCTTTTTAAAAAAATTTTTTTATTTTTTCGCACCATACACGCGCCCGTGCGTTTCCTGCGCCGGACCGGTCCGGTCATACCGGCGCGCGAGTATACGTCTAGAAGGCCGTATTTTGCCCTATAACGAAAGAAATCGCCCTTAGGCGACCCTTTCATCGAGCCATACTCTCATTTTGTTTGTGGTCTTAATTCTGACCTTTGCGCAGTGTTTATCCCACTTTGCGAACTCGTTTGTAAACTCTTTAAACTCGTTCATATCCATATTGTAGATTATAACTTCATCGTTCTGAATGTCTACATAATCAACATTTGTTGAGTGAGTTCTGCGGAAGTATTCTGCGAGAAAGTCCTCTCTGTTGTCTGCGAGTTTCTCGTCTGTAAGTCCGCAACCGTGCGACTTAATTGATGTTTTGGTTTCCTCAATGTCTGAACCCTTATCAAATTTTGTGTTTGCGTCTTTAATGGCTTCAAAACCTCTGATTGCCTTGCAAACGATTTCTGCGAACTCGCCACCGTTTACATAGTTTGTGCGACCGTCTACGAGGTAGTGCGCACCTTTTCTCTCTGCGTTGTATGTGTAGTTAATTGGCATTGTTGCGATTGTCTTTGTCATTGTTCTGTTTCCTTTCTTTATCTCTTTCCTTTGACAATTATATGATACCACTTTGCGACTGCCCTGTCAATACCTTTTTTAAACTTTTTTAAATTTTTTTCGCGCGGGCGCGGTTGCGAAAACGATTTCGCAACTTTTCAACTATTCCGATATAACTAATTTTCGGAATAGTTGAAGTAACGAAATTTCAACGGTTTAAAGGCTCAAAATCGCCAACTATTCCCTAAAAACTAATTTTCGGAATAGTTGGACCGGCCGCGAGCGAAATCGTTTTCGCTATGGGCAATAAAAAAACGGACTTGCGTCCGTTTAAATCATATTGTATCCGAGAGACTGATGTTTTCTTGCTATCTCGATAACTTTCTTATCTTCAATGCCATATCTTTTAATCTGATTTGGTCTTGCGATTAACTTCGTTATCATTTTGTTTGTTCTTTCGTTTCTTATAATGATAATTCCGTTTGTTGTGATTGTGTGGAGTTCTGCACCATTTGGGTGTCCTTTGTCAACCCTTACTGTTTTGATTTCTTTGCCTACACCGATTTCTCTGATGAGTTTTTCTCTGATGATGCGGTCTCTGTTGTAATGTCTGCTTGTCATTGTTTCGATCTCCTTTCCTTTTCTATCTATATTATAAATATTAGGAAAGAATATGTCAATAGTTTTAGGAAAATTTTTAAATAAATATTTTTTTAACAATCTTTTTCGGAGAATTTTCGGACCGGCGCGATTCTATGAACATATGTTCGTTTTAATTCCAAAAAAAATAAAGGGTGATTACTCACCCTTTTCGGAAATTGCTTTCTTTTTTTCTCTAATCTCTTTATCTTTGCGGATTTTTTCCGCTTTCTTTTTTTCGGTTTCGATTTTCTTGCGTTCTTTTTCTGCGATTTTCATCTCATAATCTTCCGCAAGTTCGTAACCGTCGTATGGTTCAGTACCTTTGTTTGCTCCCGTTGGAACTTTTACGGTTACGACGATAAAATCTTCATTACCCTCGCACCCCACAACGGGAATTGCTATCTCATTAGATTTTACTCGTAAAACTTGTTCATCTTTTTCCAAGAAATTTAGGATAATTGCCTCAAGATATTCGTTGCGTAATATTTCTCTTTCTACTTTTCTAGAAACTGCCATAATTTTTTCTCCTTTCTTATTTTCTATAATTATTATATCATATTTTAATAAAAAAGTCAAGTTTTTATTTTAAAACAATCCAACTATAAACGGCACATAGAACATAAGAGGAAGTGACAGCAAGAACAAAAAACCAAAGAACTCATGTTCGTAAACCTCAATAAGAATGGCACAAACCAAAGCGAATATAGCCCAAAGCACAAATATAATCATTAACATTTCATTTTCTCCTTTCTTATCTTTTGTAATTACATTATAACAGAAATGAAGAGGAAATGCAACTATCTTAACATTTATTAATAAAACAGAACATATGTTCGTCGTTGCGCCCGGTCGACTCGGCGCGAACATACGTTCGACTTATAAGTAAATAAAAACGTTGCACTATACGAGTGCAACGCAATCTCTTATTTTGGCTTCCCAACCATATGATTCAGACTTACCATAATACTTATTTGTTTCCACTATATCTATATCTGTTATATAACCATAATCCTCACTAAACACCACTACATCAAGTTCTTTATTTTCTATTCGCTCAAGTTCCGCAATAAGTTCTTTAATTTTCATTTTCTTTCTCCTTTCCTTTATCTATCTATATTATAGACTATCTACAACCATTTGTCAAGTCTATTTTTATTAATTTTTTCTCTTTTCTTTCTTTTATCTGTATAAACGCCTGTTCTAAAAGGTATATCCTGCATTGGTTTAGTCTGTCTTACTATATCAATCCCCTTTATTGTTCCTACTGATATGTTCTTCTTCTTTGCCATCTCTATGCCCTCCCAAGATGTTCGAGTCTGCGTGGCACTGCTACAATGTACCATCTCATCACATCGGCTTTTGTCTTGTGCATCCATCTGTTGCGGTCTACTTCTTTGATACATCCGAGAATTATCATTCTGTTTACCATTTCCATCTTTGTCATTTTTCTTTCCTCCCTTTCTTTATCTACCTATAGTATAAAGGTTTTACAATTAAAAGTCAAGTATTTATTTTGTTTTTCTTTGTTTTTTTGTCGGCGGCCCGGTCAAAAAAAATAAGCCTTTTGGCTTATTCCTCTCCATTTAATTCACATATCAATATTTTTTCACTGTGAGAGTTAGTCCACTCTTTTACACTTATTGATTCAATATCATAGGCTCCGCCATCGGCTAACATCGTTATTTCGATATTTTTATTTTCGATTTTTTCGAGTTCTGCGATTAATTCCTTAACTGTCATTGTTCTATCTCCTTTCAATCTCTTAGCTTGTCTATATTATACTCTCTTCAGCTTAGCTTATCAATACCTATCTTGTACTTCTTTGTTCTTCTTTATCTCCAGTCGGAGAGGGCTTAAGCCCTCTCCATTCTCATCATCTGTGCTTCAGTGATGAATGTTGCCTTTTCAAACTTGAGCTGATAAGCAACTCCGTCAACTGTGAGGTCTCCGTCCTCTGTGAATGGTACGTTGTCCTTAACCCAGGTCTGTCCATTCATCTCGGTTACGAGCTTCTCGAACAGCTCACCGAAGTTGTATTTGCTCATTGTCTTGAGTTCATCGAAGAACTCTTCAGAGCAGAGCACTTCAGCGCCGAGGCTCATAAGGTAGTTCTTCTGAGCCTTGTTTGGCTTAAATCTAAGGCTGTAGCCCGCCCCGCGACTTGCCTTATCGAGCTTTGTTACGAAGTCGAGTTCCTTAGCGTCAACGATTACATAGTAGATGTTGCCATTCATTCTGAAACCCAGAATGTAGTTGTGAGTAAAAGCGTGTTTGTTGTAGAACTGAATTAGTGTTCTTTTAATCTCATTGTTTTTCATTGTCTTAACCTCCTGTCTTTATCTAATACCATTATACTCATATAAAACCGGAAGTCAATACCTTTTTTTAAAAAAGATAAAAAATTTTTTATTCATAGTAATGTATATTTATACATCATTTTTAGGAAAATGTACCCCACCTTTTAAAACCTACCACCTTAATAGGTAATTAAGTTTTTCTAAAAGAAGGTTCCAAAAAGTTAAGCCAAACTAAATGCAAAAAGTTAGACCTCTCTAACTCCTACTGGCGGGGTAGGAATTTGGGACTTTAGCACTTTAGCGCGCTAAAGCGCCCGGTGCCTAGTAAAAAATCTCCATGAAATAAAAAATCAAAAAAAGAGGGCGTCAACCCTCTATATAGTATGCTTTCCTTTTCCCTTTCTTCGTCTTCACATCACAGCTATATATACGCCCCTCTCGTATGAGGTTCGTACAAATCGCCGTCAGACGCTGCCGCGCAAACGTACAGCCAATCAACTCTCCCAACTCATCAATTTGAACCGGTCCCTCAACCCGCGAGAGAACATCAATAATTTTCTCTTCCATTTCACGGTTTTCCTGTCCATTCGCGTTCTCCCGTGCATGGGTGCGGTGGACGTCTAACTTTTCCAACTCCCTTTTACAATCGGCAATTAATTCTTCATTAATTTCCCCTCGAATAACCATTTCTAATCTTTCTCGTTTAGTCATTATTTTCCTCCATAAGTTGATTTTTCGTTTGTTGTTTTATTTTTTGTCTATCACTAGATGTATAGAAATCAACTCGTTTAGTACCTCTGCCTTTTGATTTAAGTCCAAAATGCCAGAGATATGAATTGATACCCTTTTTCCACTTTGCTTTACTTGCCATTAGTAGATTCCTCCAATTCCACATATTTGTTTAAGTACCATATGGCTTTCTTTATATCTTCGATTCCATTTTTAAAACGATGGCGGTATAGGTATTTAAATGCATTACAGATGCAAAAGTTTTTAACTGCATCGGCACCCTGTGTTTCAACCATGACGTCGATTGACTCATACTTTCCTGTGTTATAGTGCGCCGGGTGGTTTACATTATCATATTCCATTACCATATCCTCCTATCTAAGTAAATCAAAAAGTATAAGCACCGGCGCGATTATACATAGAACATAACCAAAAACCACTACATAGAAGAATAGAGGGTTTAAAAAGGTTAGTGCTGCACCAACACTTAAACTTATTAATCCAACTAACAATAATATTATACCTATTATATCTAAATTATCCATTAATTCTCCTTTAATAATTCATCATACATTAAATCTAATATTAATGTTATGATTTCATTGGTATAATTTTCAATTTCATGGTAGTCAATGGTTTTACGACAAACGCGTTTATTTGAACTAGTATACATTGTAAATTCGATATTCATGTCATACCATGAAATAGTTAATTCAACTTCACTTCCATGGGTTAATATCCATTGTACTATTTCCATTTAACTTCCTCCATTTAAGTTTAACCTTTTTATATTTTAATTATAACCGATTTACGCAAAAATTTCAAATTTCACCCCTCATGCTCACGAAATTTGACTTCTGCACGAACCTGTGATATACTTGAAATGTAGGAGGAAACGTAAATGGCAAAACAAAGACTTAAACTGAACTTTGAACTGGAAACTGCATACGAGCGCGCCCAGTTCATTGAGACTTATATAGTACAGTTTCCCGATTTGACTAGTGCCGAAGCCTCCACTATTGCGGACTATTTGTTATGGGGTAAGGATGAGCAGGGAGTTCCGATTGGAAAAGGAACGGGTTTGGAAACGAAATGGACGAAGCCGAACGAAGCAGAATCGTTAGATGCGGTCCTGGAAAATCCTGCCCTATCCAATGCGCAATTGTATACGCTAAACGATGCGGTTGTTCTAAAGAAAGGCCGCGACGTTTTTAACAGAGACGAGGCGCGCAAAGAAGCACCAGAGTTTCTGCGCCAAACCTTCGAAGATTTATGGAAGACGATTGATGAGATTGAATTGGAAATTAACTTCTACGAGGAAGCTACAGGAAAAAGAGATAAACCACCAAGAGATGAACTAATTAAACGATTTAACGATGAAGAGATTGAACGTATACGCGCGCGAAGCCAAAAATTGAATCCATATGGGTATTTGAAGTTGCGTGGCCGCATAAGAGAGTTGAGAACGGAACAATTTACCATTCGAGATTCTTATAGGTCGACTTTCAATATAACCCAGTCTGTATATAGTCCGAAAGATAGAAGTTTTGTTTTCGATTGCGACGTTGAGGTGCTGCCGCTGGGCTTGAAGGAAGGAAAGATTGGGGACATTGTTTTTGACCCAAACTTTGACCCCGCCGCACTCGACGAAGAACAACTACGTTTAATTAGTGGATTGGTTTGGAGAAAGAAAAGTTATTTGGGAGACAACGTATTTGATTTTAGAGATTTAGATGCGGTTTATCAGCTTTACTTATTTAGGGAAGAATTTGACGACAGACTAGAACAGGTTAAGTATGATCATGTGGTAGAGAACAACTTGGAAAAGTTACTTGATACTTTAAAGTTCTACGAAGAAATTGCCGACCTGACCGATGTACAGCGTGAGATACTGCGGCTGAAGGAAAAGAAAGAGAAAAACGCAGATATAGCGGGGTATATTAATAAGAAATATGGAAAAAGCTATACCGCTAATTATATAAGTACTATATTCAAACAAAAAATTATTGTTAAGATAAATGAAGCGGTGAAACTCCATCAAGACACAATTGAAAATTGTTTCTTTCCAGAGAACTTTAAACGATGTATTGATTGTGGTAGAATTTTACTTCTCGATGGAAGAAACTGGGTTAAGAAAACTAGAAGTAAAGATGGCTTCCAGAACAAATGTAAAAGATGTGAACGCGAAATAAGAAAGAAGAAAAGGGGGACATCTAGAAGTGAAAAGTAAGAATAGTCCGGAGAACTTAATTATGAAGGTTCTAGAGTTAGACCCAATTGAGTTTTTAGGAATTTGTAAAATTTGTGGTGTGGATGTATACGAAGACGTAGAGTGCGGCCAAGTGAATGACGATGCGAACGCGACATCGCAGCCGCGCGAGTTTACGGACATCTGGTCAGATTTATGTGATACGATTGAATCAATGAACCGAGTCAGAAGACGCAACTTAGGACGCCTTATATACGCTGCTACTAAAAAGGAAAAGGAGAAATAGATATGGCTTTAAATCCGCATTTTGATATAGATTTTAGCTCAAAGAAATGCGTGTGTTGCGGCCAGATGAAGGATTCTTTTTCTTATTTGAGAACCAAGTCGTTCATGTATCCGACTGGATATGTGGATGTATGTATTGACTGTCTAGGGGATAGATTGGAGAAATCGGATTTTGATTGGAATGTGATGGATAAGATTTGTCAATATCTGGACATTCCTTTTGAATTGGACAAGTTTGAAGAGCTACGTCAAACGCACTCTGCGGCCGACCTATTGAAAGCCTATAACTTGATTTATTTCTCTGATGAATATGATGAGTTGGATTGGTCTTCCTACCAGGAGGCTTATCGCGAACTCAATGCGGCCGGCGCACTCGACGAGGTCGTCCCTGGACTCACAGATGAAAAACGTAGGAAGCTACAAGAGAAATGGGGCTACAACTATGATGAGGAAGCATTACACTACTTAGAAAATCTCTATGATGGTTTATTGCTTACTCAAAATATCAATGGCGCACTACAAGGCGACCAGGCTCTAAAAATCTGTAAAATTTCCTATGAGATAGATTGTAGAATTAGAGAGGGTGCAGATTTTGATAAGTTGCTTGCTTCATATGATAAGCTAGTTAAAACTGGTGAGTTTACTCCAAAGAACGTAAAGAATGCAAGCGACTTTGAATCAATGGGTGAACTGTGTAGATGGCTGGAGAAGCGCGGCTTTGTGAATCGGTTCTATGATGGTGAAACGCGCGATGTCGTGGATGAGACCATAAAGAACATACAGAGTTGGAACCAACGCCTCTATACAAATGAATCTGGTATTGGCGACGAAATAACTCAACGTATTCGTGCGTTGAAGACTGCGGCCGAGCTTGAGTCATACTATGACCTAAGCGATAAAGAAGATGACTATGATAATTATGAGAATGAAGGATTCGAACAGTTATTTAAGGATGATGAGTTCGAAGCTGAATTGGAGGACAAGTAATGCAGGAGAAACGAAAAAAAGTTATTCTGTCTACTCGTCAAGAACTCACACCGAACACCGACTTTATCGAACGTGCAGAGCGCGAGGGGATAGAATTAGAGAAAGGCGCAGTTATTACTTCAGAATATTTGGATAGGCACTACGATGAACTTTGTAATTGGGTTAATCTATTTACTGCCTATCCAGATTACTATCTGGATATAATTAAACCCGCTGATTCAGAGTTTAGTTTGTTTTTCTACCAACGCTTCACATTGCGCGCATTGATGCGTTTTAAGGACGTATTCATTACTGCGCCCCGTGCATTTTCAAAATCGTTCATAACTATCTTAGCTCTTTTCTTACAATGCGTGTTTATACCTGGCCGCAAGGTATTCATGACAGCGAACACAAAACAACAGGCCGCGCAGATTACAAAAGAAAAGATTTATGAGATTTATGACCATTGGCCTTTACTTAAAAAGGAGATAATTGGGTGGGAGTTAAGCGACTACCCAGGAAACTTTGGTAAGGACTACGTGACGCTCAAGTTTAGAAACGGCTCCATATTTGACGTTGTGCTCGCCGGAGATGCGGCGCGTGGAGGGCGCCGGCACGGCGGTATGATAGATGAGATTAGAGACGGCGATGAAGAGATGATTAACTCAGTAGTAATTCCGCTCGTAAACGTATCTCGTCGTCTGCCGAGCAATAAGGTTAATGATAATGAGCCAAATCAGCAAATTATCGCAACCACATCTGCGGGCAGTAAAACTTCCTTTGCCTATGAGCGTCTAATAGATACTTTTGAAAATGCAATTATCGACCCACAGCATGCTTTTATGTTTGGCTGCGATTGGCGCTTACCAGCTATGCATGGACTTATTGATAAGCAATATATTAATAAATTGAAAATGAGTCCTTCTTACAATGCCGAGTCATTCGCAACTGAATATTTAAGTCTTTGGCAAGGGTCAAGTGAAGAAGCTTGGTTCTCATATGAGAAACTAACTAAATATCGAAAGATTAAGAATCCAGAAATGCACGCAATTAATAGACCCGATTCTGAACAATTCTACTTAATATCAGTGGACGTAGGTCGAATTTCCGACCAGACCGCAGTCTGTGTATTTAGAGTTAATGTGGTGAAGCAAAAGTTCTATAGCACATTAGTTAATCTAATTGTGCTAGGTCGGACTCCGCAAACAAAACCATTTACTGTCCAAGCAACTGATTTGAAGAAAATAATGGCTCGTTATAATCCGCGCGAGGTCGTTATAGATACGAACGGATTGGGTGTCGGCTTAGCTGATGAAATGATTAAGCCACAATATGATGAGATGGGCAACATCTTACCAGCTTATGGCTTCATCAATGATGATGTCTATAAAGCAATTCAGCCAAAGGATGCGCCAAAGATACTCTATGGTATCAAGGCAAATGGACCACTTAACTCAAAAATTCACGGCAACTGCTACTCAAGACTTACTGGTGGTCTTGTACGTTTTCTTATAAAGGAACAAGAAGCAAAGAGTGCTTTGCTTGCAACGAAAGTCGGTCAGAGAATGACCGTTGAGCAACGTGTGGTACGTTTGATGCCACATGAGATGACAACTAAGTTATTTGAAGAAATGGCTAATCTTCGTCTTAAACGCACTGGCGTGAGCCTTGACATTGTTCTTGAACGAATTAATACGAGATTCCCTAAGGATAAGTATTCAAGCTTCTCCTATGGACTCTGGCGTATTAAAGAACTTGAAGAAGAACATTATAAGCGAGGCCACCGCAGGCGCGCGGCGGGTCGACAATTAGTATTCTTCTCAGGAGGAAGATAATGGATGAACAAAAAAGAGATTTGACCTCTTTTACTACGGCTATATCGAAAATGATAGCAAAAAATGAATCATCCTATAATTTGACACGTTACGGAAGAAACAGATACGAAAGGGTTAAAGAGTACACATTGGAAGAAATAAAAAATATTATTGATTCTGGTTCTGTTGATGCTCAAATTATTCTTTCTCGTAACTATTTTGAGAGGGGCGGTTTCTATTGGAGACTGCTAATGCATTATGCAACTTTATTGAAATATACAGGCTTACTAATTCCTAATCCAAGTTTTGGTAAAAATCTCTCCGAATCGTATATTACAAAAAAGTATCATAGTGCTGTTAGCTTCGTCGATAAAGCAAACCTACCTGATTTATTTACCCACATAGGAACTAAAGTCCTGCGCGATGGAAGTTATTATGGGGTGATTCAAGAGGTGACAGACAAGTCAATTTCTATATTAGATTTACCTATTTTTTATTGTCGTTCACGCTTTAAGGATAAAGAAGGTAATGATATAATTGAATTTAATGTTACATATTTTGACACTATACACGATGGGGAATACCGGAAAAAAGCATTAGCCGCTTACCCGTCTAATGTGGTAAACTGGTATAGGCGCTGGAAAGCGAGAAAAACAAAAAGTCCATGGTGTTATATTTCTACTAGTGTAGGGATTTGTATGTCATTGATTGACGAAAGGCCAGTATTTTTAAATATTATTGCTGCAGAGTTAGAATATGAAGATGCCAAGGATATAAATAAGGAAAGAGACCTTGAAGAAATTAGGAAGATTCTTGTTCAACATATTCCACATCTAACAGATGGAGGATTATTGTTTGAACCGGAAGAAGCAGTTGAAATGCATAAGGGCGCGGTTGACATGATGAAGAAGAATGAAAACCTCAGCGTGTTAACTACTTATGCAGATGTCGATGCAATTGTATCGAAAACTGCGAATGATAATTCACTTAATTCTGTTGATAAGGCTCTTACGAATATTTATGCCGAAGCTGGTTCAAGTAGTCAACTCTTTGGCACAGATTCTAATTTATCGTTAGGTACTTCAATTACTAACGATATGGCTTTAATGATGGTGCTTGCGCGCAAGATGGCCAGATTTATAACTTCAATTATAAATGATAAGTATGGTAATACAAATATTACTTTTACTTATAAAATTTTACCAGTATCGTTTTATAATCAGAAAGAGTATGTGGAGGAAGCTCTCAAGCTCGCTAATTCTGGTTATAGTTTCTTACTGCCGGCGCTCGCTATGGATTTATCACAGCGTGAACTAAGCAACGTAAAAGACCTTGAAAACGATGTATTAAAGTTAAAAGAAAAGCTTCTGCCGCTGAGTACATCATACACAGAAACAGGAAACGTAGGACGTCCTGCGAAAGATGCACAAGATAAAAGTGCAAAAACAGTTGCTAATGAGGAATCATTAGACCGTGGAGGTTCTAACTAATGGATAAAGAAAAAGATAAATTAACAACTTTTTCTCTTTCTATTTACGGTGATGTTACTAGTTATAATGAAGTTCTGTCAAAAGCAAGATGCCGCATTTTCTACACGGGTGCAAATAGAAACGGAACTTTTATTACAGAAGAGTTCGCTGAGAAGTTAGTCTCAACACTTCCATATGTGCCTGTTAAAGGCATATATGATACAATGAAAGATGACTTCACAGACCATGGCAGAGAAAGATATGAAGGACGTATCTATGGTATAGTGCCAGAAAATCCGAACTTTGCATGGGAAAAGCATCTTGATATTGACGGAGTAGAGAGAACATATGCATGTACTGATGTATATCTCTTTACTGGATTATATAAACAAGAAGCTTTTGATATAATTCAAAAATCGCAGTCGATGGAATTATATGCTGATTCCATTGAAGGTGAATGGCAGTTCATAAATGGGAAGAGATTTTTCGTGTTTACGGAAGGTCGCTTCCTCGGACTGCAAGCCTTAGGCGAGGACTACGAACCTTGCTTTGAGGGCGCCGCATTCTACACATTTGTAGATTCGGTTAAATCACTTATGACAGATTTAGAAAAAACAGAAACTTTTCAAAAGCAAAACTTGGGAGGAGAAAAACATATGAATTTTAAGCTTTCTGATAATCAGAAATATAATATGCTTTGGTCTCTTCTGAACCCAAGATTCAACGAAGAAAATGAGTATGTGATGGATTATGCTGTTTGCGACGTATATGACGCATATGCTGTTGTCTTCAAGTTTGAAACTGGTGAATATGAGAGAGCATATTATACAAAGAGTGATGAAACAGATTCTCTTTCCATTGATAAAATGGAAGTTTGCTATATTATAGATGTGAATGCTGACGAAAAGCATGCGCTTGATGTTCTTCACGCTATGAATAGTAATACATATGAGAAGATTGATGAAGTCGTTTCTGGTTTACAGACACAAGTAGAAGAGTTTAACTCCAAAATTGAAGAGAACGATTCTACAATTGCGACTTTACAACAGGATAATGAAAGACTTGAGAATGAATTAAGCGAAGCTAATAGTAATTATACTACTGCTTTAGAGAAAGTTGAATCACTTACATCTGAAAACGAAGCACTTAATGAATTCAAGGTTGCAGCTGAACTCAAAGAGAAGGAAGCTGTAATTGAGAAGTATACAACTCTTCTTGACACAGAGGAGATTGATTCGTTCAGAGAAAAGATTGATGAGTATACTAAAGATGAGTTAGATAAGGAACTTGCTTATGTTTTAGTTCAGTCTAAGTCTACAATTTTCACAACTGAAGATAGTGATTTCGTTCCGAAGGATGAGCCGAAACTCACAGGAATCGAAGCTATCTTAGAGAGACAAAAGAATAAGAAGAATAAATAATAAACGGAGGATTTATTATGGCCGGAAAATTTAAAAGATTCGTAATTGACGGTTTTGGTCAGGTAGAACTGAATCAGGTAGCCTTCCGTAGAGATGGTAGAGTTGAGGCTCAGTGCGCGCTTGATGATACTGACTTCGCTTCGATTCCTGCAGAGAATGGAATGCTGCTTGCCGTTGATAGAATTAATAGAAAAATTAAGCTCCCGAAGAGCGCAGTTATTGCTAACTGCCCGGTTGCTCTCAATTATACAACTGAACATATGTATGATGAGAGAGCAAACGCACTGAAGGATTTCAAGCTTGAGCTTGGTGAGTTTTATCCAAGACTTGGTTTCCTTTCGGTAGGCGAGCTGTTTACAACCAACTGTGTTGGTTATGATGACACAGAGTGGACTGATACTGGTTCTGGCGCTACTGCTAAGACGGCTGATCAGAACTTCAAAGAGGCTTGTGCCGCTGTTGGTACTACTCCGCTCTATGGTGGAATTAGTGATGAAGGAGCAATTAAGGTTTCTGCAACAAAGCCAAGTGCTGGTCCTGTACTGCTTGTTGTTGAGAAGACAACAATGCCGGATAATCAGTTTGCTCTGAAGTTCCAGGTTCTTGAAGCATAATAGGGAGGTATGAAGAATGACTATTAAAGAAATGAAA